ATGACGCCACTTCAGAGACTCCGCTTTTCCTGTCCACGATGACGAGTTTATCGAACTCAGCGCACACCATTGATCTTGATGGTAGTATAAATGCTACAACGGGTACTCCAACGGGAAAGCAGCGTGCTTTGATTGCCGTGACAATGGAATTGGCACCGACGATAGAACTGGACACCGAAGAGCTACTCGGGCAGATGGCGAGCTTTTAGAGGCGACGCGCACAAAGGAGGCGCGCGGGCATGGCCACGAGACTGAAAACCGTCGAGTACTGGTTTCAAACCCTGGACTCGATTGTCGACAACACGGATACCAACTTCACGCAGATCACGGTCTATCTGCCAGAGACTGGGACCAAGACTTTCCGGTCAGTGACGCTGGAAGTCCAACTGCACAACCGGAACACGACCATCTCGAACTTGAACCGCCGCCAAATCTCACTTCAATTAGCAGCCGCAGGCTACAGCGCCGTCAACAACACGAACGCCATCACGCAATCCGGCGAGCAATACAATATCCAGATGTCGGGGGATTTCACATCCTACTTCACGACCAACTGGTCAGGGACGTCGATGACCTGCGACGCCCGAATCCTCTGCGATGATGCCACGTCAACCCCGCTGAACCCGAGCTTCCACAATGCAACAGGACTGCTGACGATCACGTATGAATACGACGACACCTCAACCACGCAAGTCAAGACCGTTCGCATTCCGCTTGATGCGCCGCTCGGGGCGGTAGCGACTTCTAAGCCAGGCTCGGCTGTGGCGACGATTCCAGCCCTGGACACGTATTGCCCTGAGGCCAGTAAGACATTTCGACAGCGGACGGTAGTGATACAGGGAAACAATAGTTCAGCCAGCACAACAGACTTCAGTATGTCCACTGAAGTCGATACGGCTGGCGTCAAGACGGCCGGGACGGTGGAGGCAGGCTCGAACGCGGCCCAATGGCACAGGATCGTCTGGCACGAGAATGCCTTTACGACGAGCGCCACGCATAGCTGGTATCTCTGGGGGTCCTCCGCGAAGTGGAATCACATGCAAGCCTGGCTGGTGGTGACCTACGAGTTTAATGCCTCGACCAGCACGACTATCCTCAATTCCTTGCTACTGCCGATGGAAGTCGATGGGGCGATGGGAGGAACGGCGGCAGGGGATGTGCAGCGGACTAAACGGAGCCTCTGGATTGAAGAACCGGCCACGATTACCGTTCAAGATGCGGCGATCTTTGTCTTCTGGGATCAGTCTGCGGCGATGACTGGCCTCAATATGCAGGCCTACCGCGATGGGGTCACGCCGCCTGGGTATTCCTCGTATACCGACCAAGCGGCTGCCTTATGCGGCTGCAATGGAGCGATGTTCTTGGTGCCCACCCCATCAACCAACATGGCGCTGGCGCGAGGGCTGAACACCTTAGTGCATGACATCTATAACACTGATGCCACGAATCGCGGCTATAACGTCTCAACCTTCTGGCTAATCAACTACCATAGCGGGAAGCATACAGACGGCGTGGGAGCGCATAACCATTCCGTAGCATGGAACATCTTTACGCACGGCACTGGGACCGCAAACGTCTCACGACTTGTCTCAGCAACCGCCCCCATCATTCCCGAGGCTAGTTATTTCTTAAACAGCATCGGGATGAATTATCAGTACTACACTAACTCGACGGGCAACGCTGCGGGCGTGGCAGTGGGCGCAGAAATCTCCTCTGGAACTGGCTGGGCGATCATCTACGAAGGCATGGGCGGGACGGACCCGGAAATCGGGACACGGCAGATATGGGGCACGGCGCGATCCGTCTTTCAGCGATGGCCTGGCGACAATGCCGACTCTGATCGTCTGGACTTGGAAACCGCTCGGCGTTGGCGAGCGACGGTCGGCGGGTCGGCGAATTCATGGGACCACATGGATCTATGGTTTACCTATCACACGATTAGTGCGGTGCAGACGCGGGCCATTACTGGATCAGGCGGAGGCACGGTCAATATCGCCATTCATCGAACGGCCGGAGATGAGCGCATTGCGACGACCTCGCGGTCTGGAAACGGGAATTATACTTTCACTTGGTATGACGATACGGCCACGCTCTATGCGGTGGCGCGCGAAGACGCGACGCACGTCGGGCGCAGCGAGAACTTTACGCCAAGCCTCTAGCTAGGAGGGGATGATGGTAGACGGGGATATTCAGTTGAGGGATCCCGGCGCGACGGCCGGCGACATCTCGCTCACGTCGGCGGCGGCAGAAGAGGAGCTAAGAACGTTTATGGTAGGCTAATCGCCTAGAAAGGAGTACTGCCGATGATCGCTGATCCGCCTCACATGAAAGCGCCCATGGCGATCTATTTTTGTGAATCCTGCGGCGCGCATTTCCCCCACATGGGCAGCAAGCGTTCAAGCCAGCGCGCCGCACTGCACCAATCCGCCGGGCATGTGGTCGTGGTCACCGAACGGGATCCCGCGACGATGACGGTGACGGGCGTGACCAGAGACGGCAAGATAGTCAAGCGCGATGACGTCAAGCGCCATATTGCCGAGGAAACCGAGCATTGCGAACCGATCTATTGGTGTCAAACCTGCGGATGGTCGATTGCACAAGATCAGAGCGAGCAAAGCTACCAGGATATGCTCGACCATCAAGCGCTCGGGCACGTAGTCGTGGTGACCGAGGCAGATCCGAGGGATCTGCAGGTGACGGCGCGCCAGCGCACGAGCGACGATGCCGAGCAGATCAATGACGCCATTACGCGCATAAAGGCAGGGGAAAGCAACGTGGCGGTCTCGCTGGCACGTGAGCCTGAATTGCTCTTGCATGGCACCGGTCGCGTGCAGTTGCAGAAGGAACCCGTAGCCGTACCGGCACGCCAAGACGACGAGGAAGAGAGCTTTCATGACCTCTAGCGGCAGGGAAATGGTAAATAGCTTTTCTTTCGGAGGCAGATGGGCTACCTTCTGAAGTGGAGTGAAGGCGGCGCGAAGATCGATCTGGAAGCCGATACCATTTCGTGCTCGCATTGTCAAAAGGTCGTCTGCAAGCAAACGGTGGTGGTCGATGGGCGAGCGATTACCGGATGGAATGAGCGAGGGGCCTGGTGCTGGGGCTGCGGCAAACCGCTATGTTTGTCCTGTTATGGCAGGCTGTCGCAGACCGGCTGCATTCCCTTTCTCAAACAAATGGAGAAGGCCTTGCAGCGCGCCCGTTTGAAATCGCAGGTCTGAGCCTATGTACACCCTGATTGCACGCTATCAAGGCAGTCTGGAACGTCTACTCGCAGAAATTCCTCGTCTCTCCCCTCAGCGCGGAGGGGGAGGCTATTGCTGCACCTATCATGATTCGTCACGCGCCATTTTCGAGCCACTCGTGAAGGAGAGTTTCCCCGGGCTCTGGACCGCCTGCTTTGCGGTGGTCGTCTGGCCTGACGGCCATATCATGCCGCATGAACAATCAGGGGAGGTGATCGAGGACGGCTCAATGCGGTATCATTTGGTCCTGCAGACGAATGACAAGTCATGGAATATGCACAACAATCAATGGCAGCGCCTAGAGCGAGGCGGGTTATATGAAATGGACCCTCGTTTCGTCCACGCCTCGATCAATTGGGGCGCGGAGCCGCGCATTCACTTGGTCGTCGATATTGATGGAGGCATGCATAGTCTCGGCAAGGACATGATGGCTATAGCTCAGGCAGAGGTATTTGCCAATACAGTTGTGGGAGTGCCGAGCCACGCCATACAGTCTGTCGTGCTCAAGTAGCGCGTAAGTTCAACAATGGCCGCCCCATGGATGACTGACCGTCGCGCGGCGTTTTTAACGAAGGAGGGCATCCATGGCAGGGTATTCAACCTCTAGGGCAGCCTTTACACCGTCAGCGACCCAGAACGTCGTGCTCGAAGCCGATACCGCCGGTGACTACGGTCGTGTGACCAAGGTCACCTGGGGCGGCGAACTGACGACCAGCACCGCGGCGCGCACGCGCTGGGTGCGTCCCTCGACCGGCGGATCCGGTATCTTCACCGCGGTCGTGATTCAATCCAGCCATCCGTCCAATAGCGCACGGCTGCGTACCGGGACCTTCGGCACTGCGCCGACCATTCCTGGCGCGCCAGAAGCGCTGCTGGGGATTTCATGGAACCAGCACGGTGGCGGTGGTATCTGGTCCGCCTCGCAGGTCGACGAGGAATGGGTGGTGCTCAATGGCGTCGGTCAGGCGCAGATTTCCTGTGTGAACGACGTCGGGGTCTCGGCCACCTCGATGTCCACTTCGATCCACCGGCGCGAAGACTAACAGTCGTCCGCTAGAGGATTGGAGCAGCGGAGGGCCGTGCTGGACCTTCCCTCCCCGGCCGGCCCTCACCCTTTTTGTGAAAGGAGCCTATGGCTGGTAAAGCCATCATGGGGCATGCCAAGCGGGCGGCGACCGCTGTCGTCTTGGCGAATGTCGTCTGGGCGGCCCAAAACCCGTATGAAGCACGCGAGCTAGAGCATTGGGCGAGAGGGCAAGATCGTCAATCCACCGCCATTCCGCTCAGTGCGCTCTATGCGGGGTTGAACCCCTATGAAGCGAGGGAACTTGAACGCTGGGCGTTCACCTCTCCGCCAGTCGCGCCGCTCTATACACTAAAAGACGTCTATCGGGCACCGAAATACCTTGGGATTAAGCTCGGCGGGCGGTGGTCAGGCTCGACTCTGCGCCAACCGCCTCGCCAGACCGTTTCGTCGATTGCGCCAAAATCAGAAGAGTTTGAGGTCTATGAATCATGGCGTCAAGCTATCACCGCGGCGCCGCCGCAACCGACGGCCTCGAAACGCTCGGATGTCTTTGCCGGGCTCAATCCCTATGAAGCGCGTGAATTAGAGCATTGGGCGTTTGGACCACCTCGACAGGCAATTCCCATTCCGCTCAGCGCATGGCATGCCGGGCTCAATCCCTATGAAGCGGTCGAGGCGCAACGACTCATTCCTGGTGCCGCGCGTCAGCTTGAACCATTCAAGCTCTCTTCGATCCAACCAGGGCTGAATCCTGAAGAATCGCTGGAATTGCACAAGACGCTACAAGGCGCCGCGCGTGCGCTCACGGCACTTCCTCAATCATCTTGGTACCCGCTGCAGATCGAGGAAGCACTGATCCCTCTGCCGGAAGAATTGTTGCGTCCGCACGTTACGGTACCGAGGCAACCGCAACCCATTCCGATCAGTCTGGTGCGAGAAGGGATAAACCCTGAAGAATCAGTGGAGATACGACGCCTGCTGCCAGACGCGCCCTATGCGCCGACCGCTGTCCCGCTCAGCGCGATCCAAGTCAGCGTGACCCCAGAAGAAGCGCGCGAGCTAGAGCGCTTTACGGTCGGCGACCTACGTCAGCCTGAGCCGAGCAAGCTCAGCGCGATCACGGCGGGGCTGAATCCCGAAGAAGCGTTGGAAGTGCAACGTCTCGTGACGACACCCGAGCGTCAGCTTGAGCCTGAACCATTCAGCCTGACCATTCCGCCGAGCATTGCCATTCCAGAGGTCTTTACGCTCAACCTGTTGGCTGGCAGTGAGTTTGCGCGCCCGCTCTATTTTGCCGCCTCCCAATGGAAGGTGCGTCAGATCGACGATCCGCTCATCGTTGAGGTGATTGAAAATAAATTCCGACTCAGCGCCCCGCGCCAACCGCAGCCGGTGAAATTCTCGCTGGTGCGCAAACCGCAATACAAAGGGCGCATTTTCTTCGGGCATTGGATCAAATCACAGGTGCGCGTGCCGCTGCTGCCGAAGGTCTCCTCCTTGGTGCCGGTGCGACCTGTTGGTCTACCCATCATTGACTTGCCGGTCGAACTGCAGCACTTCCTACAGCCAGACCCTCGCACGCGCGTAAGAGACACGCAGTCGCTCTATTGGTCCGGGCGGGCAGGCCACCAGCATGCACGGTGGCGCTTCGCACATCCAGAATGGCAGCGGTTGCCATTCTTCCCAATTTCACGCACCTGGTATTACGCACCGCATGAACCGGCCATCGACGTCGAGCGGCATTGGACCATCGAGCACCAGCGCCAATTCGTGCGCCAAACCGAAAGTGCATTTCGCCTCCTGCAGATCAGCCCCGCGGTCGATCTGCCTGAAGAATTAAGCCTTTGGACGGTGGGCCAAGATTCACAACCGCCTCGCCAGCACGTAGATCGTATCATCACCATCAAGGTCACGGATCCAGAGTTTGAAATCCCCATTGAATTGCGCAAGCTGCTGACGGTGGTGGATCGACATCCGACCAGGCCGGAAGAGGTCATGATCGTCAGCCCATCCCTAGCACATGAACCGCCGCCAGGGCTGGCCGCGCTTGATCTGGATATGTTGAAAGAGCGCGCCAGAGGGCTGCGCGAAGCGAATCTAACGATAGGGCCTCCATTGGGCCTACCGCTCGCCGAAGAGCTGCAGCGGGCCTTTACCAATGTGCCCTCTTGGCCCGCGCGTTCGCCCGAATCGCTGATCTTGCCCAAGCAGGTGGATTATGAATTGCTGCCGCGCGTGCTCGCCATGCAGGCGTTCGTCGAGCGCACGCGCCATTATCGCACCGAGAGCCGTTGGCTGCTCACGCCCTCAGGGCTGGTGGTTCCTGAAGAGACCATCCAATGGCATACCGGGGCCGAGCGTGCGGCGGTGCCGCTCGATCTGGAAGCGCAGCAAATCGCCAGAACCCCGCTCGGGCTGCCGACGGCCGAAGAGAGCGCACGGTGGTGGTCGACCTCGCCGAGACTGCTCTATACGCTGAGGCCGACGCAATCGCTCTTCCTGCGGCCACCGATTGCGGAACTATTGATCGGCGCCCCGCTGCCCTTCAAGATCTGTGCCGATGGGCAAATCTTTACCATCAACGCCGGTGATCGTGTGGTGATTGACGCCGACGGGCAACTCTTCATCATCAAGCCGGACGAGAAGGGAGGCCAGTGCTAGGCGCATGGGAGGGTCCTTCATCAAACAACCGTATGAGGAATTCCAATTCCCCAATGAATGGGCCGGGAAACTGCCTACTGGCGCCTCGCTCAGCACGGCGGCCTTATCCGCGGTGGATGAAGATGGGAACGACGCCTCCACACTCGTGCTGCAATCGACCACGGGGACGATCAGCGGCACGCAGGTCATTATTGGCGTCAAGGCAGGGGCGGCAGGGAAGAAATACAAGATCACGGACCGCGTCGTGCTCTCGAACGCCGACAAACTCGAAGACGATATTTGGATGTATGTGGAGGAGAAATGAGCGGCGCCTTGGTTGAAGCCTGCACCATTGCCGAGCTAAAGGCCTTATCGATGCCGACCCCCTGCGGTGGGAGGATGGCAAAAGCCAAGCGGCCGCCGTATATTGACAGGTACGCCAGCGAGCCGGTCTATCGTATCATTCAACGCATTGCCGACCGCAACCGAGGACCAGTGCGGCGCGCCATTCTGAGCGCCATTGCCGATACACTGGGCGAGACGAGAGGGCGCGATTTCACCGCCGCGCTCGCCAGTCGCACTATCGAGGACGTCCTGAGAGCCGTCCCATGGGATGACGTCGCGGTCCCGAAGCTGCAGGAGAATCTGACGGAGCGTCTTGGCCAAATCGCCAGCGAGTCAGGCGAGGCCACTAATCGCTTTATTCCGCGAGAAGTGAAACTGAATTTGGACCTACTGAATGAGAAGGCCGTGCAATGGGCGGCGACGCGCTCAGCGGAGCTAATCACGGTCGTGGGCAACGAAACCAAAGCGGCAATCAGGACCATGGTTGCGGAGGCCTTCCAGGAAGGGATCCCTGCGCGCACGCTCGGTCGACTGATTCGCCCCTTGATTGGGCTGAATGAGCGGCAAGCCAAAGCGGTGGTGACCTTTGGCTTGAACCTCATGGCCGAAGGTGTCTCGGTCGCCGAAACCGATGAACGTATGGAGCGCTATGCGCAGCGCTCGCTACGCTTTCGTGCGGAAATGATTGCACGGACCGAAACCATGCGCGCTGCCAATCGAGGGCAAGAATTGAATTGGGAGAGCGCGGTCGAGGAGGGGCTGATCGACCGCACGCAATTGGTGCGCGAGTGGATCACGACCCCTGATGATCGATTATGCCCGCTCTGCGAACCGCAGGACGGGCTGCGTGCCAAGATCGGCGAACCATTTGCCTTGCGCCAGCCTGCCGAAGGGCTGGCGGACACGCCGAACGAAATTCATCCGATGTGCCGTTGCGCGGAAGGACTAGTGGAGGCCTAGCGTGAAGCAGATCCTTTCATCGGTGCATATTGCCAAGACCATTCCATCGGAGCGGCTCGTCGTGGGATGGGCCTCCATCGTGCGGCAGAACGGGCAGGACGTCATTGATGAACAGGGCGATATTATTCCGCCGGAGGTGCTCGAAAAGGCCGCCATCGACTTCTCGCTCTATGTGCGCAAGGCGGGCGAACAGCACCAGCGCCTTGAAGGCATCGGGCGTTTGGTCTGGTCCTTGGTCACCACCGACGAGATGGTGAAGGCGCTGTTTCCTGCTGCACATGCAGGCGCGATTCCCGTGGGATGGATAGTGGGATTCAAAATCGACGACGAGAACACTTGGGCTAAGGTGCAGAATGGGGAGCTATCCGCCTTTTCGATTGGAGGCACCGGCGTGCGCGAGCCGGTGGCGTCCTGATGGCCAATAAACTCAAAAATCTGGTTCTCGACGAGGTCTCCTTAGTCGATACCGGCGCGAATAAAGGCGCGCGTATTTCGCTCTTCAAACGAGGCGCGACTGTGCTGGAAAAGAAAATCGTGCGTCGCGAGGGGCAATGGTGCGTTACGACCGAAGATGGCCGTAAAACCCTCGGCTGTCATGATAGCCATGCCGCCGCGCTGCGTCACCTGCGTGCGATTGAAGCCAATAAGGGGATGTCCGCGCTGCTTGGTCTATTGACTGGCGATACGTCGGTGGTGAAAGTCGCCACGTTAGATCCGGTGATCGAGTCCTTGTCGCTCTCCGATCCGTGGACTTTGCATGCGTGGATCAACGAACGAGCAAGAAACGAGCAAGAAAGGAGGGAGCACGATGACGGCTCGTGAATTTCTGAAAGAGGTCTGGCAGCGCTTAGGGTATGACCAGGTCTCGGTTCAAAAACTCGACGACGAAATTGCCACCTTTCAAGACAGCTTGGCGCGCCGTCAATTCAATATGATTATGGAAGACGTGTCCGTGCATTCGAGCGCGCTCATGGACACGCTCTATGGCATCGTCTATGGGCAGGCTGGCGACGACCGCGCAGCCTTGGCCGCAAAGGCCATCGCCGATATGGCGGGCGCCTTGGACGCGGCGGTGGCATCATGGCTGAGCCCTGAATCCGTCAGCAAAGAAGGGCGCAAGATCAGCGCGGAACGGCTCAACCGTCTGCGCGGCATGGCGAAAATGCTACAAGAACTCTTGCGCGAGGTGGACGCACAGAAAGGAGGAGGAGCAATGGGAGAATTCAAGAAAGAAGGACTGGCAGCCGAGGTACTCAAGCATATTGAGGACCTTGAAAAACGTGTTGAGGCGGCTGAACAAGGGCAGAAGGCCGCCGAAGAGGCGCTGGCGAAGGCGAAGGACAAGAAAGAGCCAGAGAAAGATGAAGACGTGCTCAAGGATCTTTCGCCTGCCGCGCGTGCGCTGATCGAGAAGCAACAGAAAGAGATGGACGCGCTCAAGCAACAGAGCGAGGAATCGGCTAAGATCGCCAAGGAAGAGCGCGAGCAGCGTATCTTAAAAGAGTATGAAGGCAGGATCGGCGACTATAAGTCGCTCGGCTTGGTCAAGGCCGATGCCTCGATACTCAAGGCCATCGACGAGAAATTGACCAAAGAGGAAGCCAAGCGCCTCTGGGAGGTGTTGAAGCAGGCGGATGCTTCATTGCTCAAGAGCGCACTGTTCCACGAGACCGGCGTGGGCGGTGGCGAGAGCGACGCGGGCACCGCGGTGGGAGAATTCGAGAACAAGTGCAACGAGGCCATCGAAAAGAAGGAAGCGAAGAACATGGGCGAGGCCGTGGAATTGATCGGCAAGCGTGAGCCGGACCTGTACCTACGCTACCGCGACGAGCAACTGCAGCGCGGAGGGGCGAAGAGTCGCAGTTAGTACACGGCTCGATCTTTGCTGAGAGGTGTGCGTATCGCTGTAGATTGAACAGAAGGGAGGAATAGGACATGGCACATGAAGCCCCGGTTTTCACGATCCCAGGCCTTTCGGCTGGCGCCAGCCTGGTGAACGATCAATATAAGTTCGTCAAGCTCTCGGCGAACAACACCGTGGTGTTGTGCGCGGCGGCCACCGACCGACCGATCGGCGTGTTGCAGAACAACCCGGCGAGCGGTCAAGCGGCTGAGGTGCTGGGCATCGGGCTCTCCAAGGTCAAAGCGGGAGGGACTATTGCCGCTGGCGATTTGGTCGGCACCGATGCCAGTGGGTTGGCCGATACCAAGGTAGCCGGCACCGATACCACGCAGTTCATCTGCGGGCAGGTGGTGCTGGGCGTGACCAACTCAGGTGAGATTGGCACTGCCTTTATCAACTGCGCCAACATCGCCAGGGCCGCCTAAGACCTGAAGGGGGTCTGGTATGCTGACGCTGCAGTCGCTCGAAGAGCACGCGCAGAATTTGGAAGAATACGCGCGTGCACGACAGGCAACCACGGCGTCACGCGATGAACGCATTTTAGCCGATACGCTCTTGCGACATGCGGTCGGCGCCTTGAACGCGATCAGAAAATGGAAGCAGCGCGAGCATAACTTAATGAGGTAAGAACGCAGCAACAGAGCCCGCTCGTCGATCCCGCCTGTCTATAGGCCGCACGCGACGCCGCCTCCTCACAGACAACGTGTCACAGAAAAGGAGGACCGACTATGAGGCAGCGGCTTGCAGTTGCAGGGGTCGTACGCAAAGCGCAGCCGACCCCAAGCGCACAACACGTCGATGCGGTGCTGACGAATATCAGTGTGGCGTATATCCAATCCCAAGCGGATTTCATCGCCACGCAGGTATTCCCAGTCGTGCCGGTTGACAAGCAGACGGACAAGTATTACACCTACACGAAGGCGGATTGGTTCCGCGATGAGGCGCAGAAGCGTGCCGATAGCGCTGAGTCGGTCGGCAGCGGCTACAACCTCTCGACGGATTCCTATTCGTGCGACGTGTGGGCGTTCCATAAGGACGTTGGCGATCAGGCGCGTGCCAATGCGGATGCGCCGATCAACGTCGATGCCGACGCCACACGGTTCGTGACGAATCGCCTCTTGCTGCGGCAAGAGATTCAATGGGCGTCCGATGCCTTCGCAACTGGCATTTGGGCGACCGATAAGGTCGGCACCACTGACTTCGTCAAGTGGTCCGATTATGCCGGCTCGGATCCGCTCACGGATATCGAAGCAGGCAAAGAGACGATCTTATCCTCCACTGGCTTTATGCCGAACACCTTGGTGCTCGGCTATGGCGTGTGGCGTTTCTTGAAGAACCATCCCGACATCGTGGATCGGATCAAGTACACCAGTTCCGAAATGGTGAGCGTCCAATTGCTGGCGCGCATGCTGGAACTGGATCGTGTGCTGATTTCACGCGCGGTGCGCAACACCGCGGTCGAAGGGGCGACGGCCGCCATGTCCTTCGTCTTTGGTGGCAACGCCTTGCTCTGCTACGTGAACCCGTCGCCAGGGCTCCTGGTGCCATCGGCTGGGTACACGATGGGCTGGCGCGGAGTGGCCGGCGCGCTCGGGACCGAAGTGGCCATCAACCGCATGCGGATCGATACCAAAAAGACCGATCGGATCGAAGGCGAGATGGCGTTCGATCATAAGATCGTAGCCACCGATCTGGGTTATTTCTTCTCCGTCGCGGTCTAACAGGACCGCTGGCAGGTAGTTCATTCGCGGGGTGCCATCCAGCAGCCCGCCACACGAAAGGATGAGAGGTGCGCACATGCAAACGATTGTACAAAAGCCCTTCAGGGCGGAAGGCAAGGATCTGCAATCCGGGACAGTGGTGGATTCGACGGGATGGCGCAACGAGGATGCACTGATTCGCACGCGCTTCCTGCGGCCGCTGCAACCTGGCGAGGAAGTTCCGGTGCAGACCAAGCCACGTCGCATGAAGGCGGGAAGGAGACCACATGCCAACAAATCAAGTCACGCGCGGTGATGCCAAAGTTGGCGACCTGAAGTCGCAAGGTTCAAAAGGATTGATCTTCGCGACGATGTTCTATGATCCCAATTCTGCGGATACGCCATTCTTCGTCGCCACCAGAAAATGTCGCGTCGTTGGCATCACGGCGCGTGTCGAGGTGGCCGGGACCGATGGTGGGGCGGTCACCGCGGCCGTAACGAAAGCCGCCTCAGGAACCGCGATACCCTCAGGCACGGCCTTGCATTCAGGGACCGCCAACCTGAAAGGGACCGCGGCGACCAATCAGGTCTTGACCTTGAGCACGACGTCGGCGGATTTGGATATCGCAGCAGGCCAAGCGATTGGCGTGAATTTCACAGGCACCATGACTGCGGCGGTGGGTTGTATCACCGTGGCGCTTGAGCCTCGGTAACCTTCCTAAAAGGGAGTCTAGGCGATGAGGCGCGAAATGTTCAGAGGGGCCATTGATGCGAACGCTGGCAATGTGCACGTACCAGCCTCCAATACGGCCGCCGTGATCACGATCCCTGCAGTGGCCAAGACGCGAATCATCATTGAGGATATTTTTTCCTCATATAGCTTAAATCCGAGCGGAGGACGGCTGCAGATGACTGATGGCGGCACAACGGTGTTGGATATCGACATCACTGAAACTGGGATACGGCACTTGATTTCACAGCCGCTACGAGCCGAAATCAATTCCGAGGTTGTCGTGACGCTGGCGGCCGGCGGTGTGTCGGCAGTTGGCAAATTGAATGTCTATTGGCGTCGCGTGACTGAGAACTAATGTCGTGGTCCTATAATCCAGGATTGGAAAAGCCGCTCGATCAGGTGCGCTTCCTGGTCGGCGATACGAAGATCGCCAAGCAATTGGTGCAGGATGAAGAAATCAATTGGGCACTCAAGCAGGAGCACAATATCTATATGGCAGCGGCCTCGGTTGCGGACAAATTGGCGACCGAGAGCCGAGGGCTGCGCAGCCGTACCACTGGGTCACTCAGTCGCACCTTTGGCCCAGAATTCTGGACCGCGCGCGCCTCTGATCTGCGCAAGCGAGGATCGACCCATCAAGTGCTCAGCGCAGGAGGATTGTCAATTTCAGGCAAAGAGGTGCAGGAATTGGATAGCGACGCCGTGCAACCGGCGATCAAGCGAGGCATGCACGACAACGAACTGGATTAACCAAGATGTCGTTTGATGACGATTTCATTGAAGACATGCCAAGCACGGTGGTCATTGAGCCATGGCAATCAGGAGACGCCTATAGCAAGCCAACCTACGGCGCGGCAGTCTCGTATCGCTGCCGTCTCGAAGCCGGGGCACATCGCATTCTTGACGCCAATGGGCAGGAGGTCGTCAGCATGACGCGTCTGTTTCTGGCTGGCAGTTTTGCGATTTCGACGAAGGATCGTCTCACGATGCCAGCCGGCACGATCCCGTCGCGGCCACCCATTAAGCGTGTCGACCAGGTGCACGACGAGGAAGGACCGCACCATACGGTGGTGCATATTTAACCGATGGAAGCCTCATTCGAACTCGAAGGTGCCGAGAGGCTGCAGGCTGCGCTGCAGCGTCTAGGGCCGCGTGCGCTGGAGCTTGGCGGGCGCGCCATTCGCACCGAAGCCGAGCTAATCATGACGAAAGCCAAGCGTCGCACGCCAGTCGATACTGGCAACCTGCGCGCCAGCGGGCACGTGCAAGGGCCGACCTTCTCACGCGAAGGCGCGACGGTGGTGCTCGGGTTCGGTGGCGTCGCCGGTTCAGGCAATCATGGCAATGCCACCAACGACGAGGAAGTCGGCTACGCCGTCTATGTGCACGAGGATTTGACGAAGAACCATCCGGTAGGGCAGGCGAAATTTTTGGAATCCGCCATCCGAGAAGCCATCTCAGGGATGTCCTCTCGTTTGGCACAGCGCATACGGCGCGAGGGATTGACGAGCAAGACATGAGCTTGTTGGATGACGTGGGGTTGGTCTTGCAGAATAATGCCATTGGGATCTTAGGCGTGGATCTATTTCTCGGCATGCGCCCTGATACGCCAGACGTCTGCGTGGCGGTCATGGAAACCCAAGGGCTCGAACCGATTGAAGGCTACGGCGCGCAGCCGATGGACTATCTGATTGACCGTCCCTCCGCGCAATTCGTGGCGCGTGCGTTCGACTACGTCTCGGCAGTCAATAAAGCGGTGGCCGCCTATAAGGTGCTGCATGGCTTTCATGGCCTCGTCAACGGTGTCAATTATCTGGCGATGCGCGCCGCGCAGCCTCCGTTTCGTATCGGCACCGATCAAAACGACCGGTTCTTGGTTGGGTTCAATCTTAATTTCTTGAAAGCGCCCCCGCCCTAAAGGCGTGCGCGTGCCTTTAGCCAAGGGAGGATGTTATGGCCACAGCGGCAATCTCAGCATACGGAACCCTGATTAAGCGGGGGGACAGTGGGTCGCCAGAGACCTTTACGACCGTGCCAGAAGTGCGCTCGATTGACGGCCCTTCGATGGAGACCGATGAAGCCGAGGTGACGACGCATTCCTCGGCTGCCTCCGGGGCGTTTCGAGAATATATCTTGACCCTGATCGATGCCGGCACATTGGATTTTGAAATCAATTACGTGCCATCGGATCCAGTGCATCAAGGCATCAGAGATGACTTTCTGAATCGCACCAAAAGGAATTGGCAGGTCGTGCTCCCGGGCGCCATCCAGACGATCAGCTTTACGGCCTACGTGCGCACGATGCCGCTCTCATTTCCGACCGACGACGCCATTACGGCGGCGATCAGTCTGCGTCTCACCGGCGGCCCGACCTTCAGTTAAGCGCCGGCAGCGGTCGAGTAGGTCGCAGTCGAGGAACGCTATGGGTAGCACGCGGAACTCATTGGGGACGCCGAAATCCAACGGATTTCAGGTGGGTTTTGAGCCCTTTACTGAGCATTAAGGAGGTCTTATGGCGCGCACAACGATCCCTGCAGCTTCGATCATTACACCGGTCGGTCCCTATCCGACCTTGCAGCCGGCAGCCAATTCGCTGGATCTGGTTTTCCAGGCCGCCGATACCGTCAATCAAAACCAATTCGCACTCGGGTTTGGCAAATACGTCGTCCTGGCACGCAACACACATGCCACGACCACCTACACCGTGACGTTCACCAGCGCGGTCGATCCTCGCACGAAGCGCTCAGGCAATATCACGGCCTACAGCCTGGAGGCTGGCGACCAGATGGCGTTCTTGATTGACAGTCAAGATGGCTGGAAGCAAACCGACGGCATGTTCTATCTGGAGGCGAATAACGCGTCAGTGCAATTTTGCATTTTGCGAATCACGTAACGAGAGCGCACGGCCATCACCCATAAACATAAAGGAGGCATCATGGCCAGTCCCAACGGATCGAGCGAGTTTTTATCCAAAGATGACATTCTTGGGGTGGACGACTATGAATACGAAGACGTCCATATTCCTGAATGGGGCGGCAAAAAGGTACGCGTCTGCCGTCTCACCGGCACGGCACGCGACGCCTTTGAAGCGGAGGGCATTCAACAGCGGGGGCGTAGCTTCTCAGTCAATATGCAGAACCTTCGTGCTCGCTTGCTTGTGCGCACCTTGGTCAACGAGAAAGGCGACCGACTGTTCAACGACCAAGAGATACAGAAGTTGGGCAGCAAGAGCGCCAAGGTTTTGGATCGAATCTTCACGGTGGCCCAGCGGTTGTCAGGCCTGCGCACGGAGGATATCGAGAGTCTGGCAAAAAACTCCGACGCCGGCCAGAGCGACGATTCTACCACCGACTCGCTCTCGCTCTGAGGTACCGTTCTGTCCGGCACTTGCTCAAGTCATTGAATTCCTACGAACTGACTGAGTGGTACGTCTATGAGCAGATCGAACCATTTGGCGAGCGCGGGGCGTATTTTCGCAACGCGATGCTCTGCGCCATCATGGCGAATCCTCATCGCAAGAAGGGGACGAAATCCTTGAAGGTGCAGGACTTCATGCCGAAGTTCGATGACGATGGACAGGAGAAGCCTGGAGCAACGGCGCAGTTGCAGCACTCGATGGAAATGGCGGCCGAATACTTTAAGATACAAGAAAGCAAAAAAGGATAGGCATGGCGACCATTGAAACCTTGACCGCCAAACTCAATCTCGATATTGGCAATTGGACCTCGAACCTCACGAAGGCTCAGAAATCTCTCGGCGCCATCGGCGTCACCTCAGTGCTGGTCGGCAATCTGCTTACGAAACTCAGTGAAACCGCGCTGTCCGTAGGAAAAGATTTAGTCAAATTCCCTATTGAGGCGACCAAGGCGGCTGGGCGTTATGCCGATAGCATGGATGCGCTCTCTGCGCAGACCGGTATTGCCACCCAAGCCCTGCAGGGGTACGGCACGATCTTGCGGCGCGTTGGGGTCGAGACGCACGGTCTTGGAATATCGATGCGCACCTTGGCCATGCGGCTGCAAGATGTGCGCCAAGGCAGCATTGAGGGCACGCGCACATTCCAGGAATTAGGACTGAGCTTAACCGGGCGTGAATCCCCTGCCGAAGTCTTCAATATGGTGGCCGATGCGCTCGGCAGAATGCCAGCCAGCTTTACGCGCTCCGCGTTGGCGAGTGAATTGTTTGGGCGCCAAGCACAGGGCATGCTACAGGCGATCAATGAGGGGCCTGGTGCCTTTCGGCGCGCCGCGCTAGAGGCCGAGCGTATGGGGTTGGTCTTGAGCGGGACGACCCAGAAGGCGCTGCTCGGTGCGGATGATGCCTTCGATAATCTCACGTCGGCCATGCAAGGCTTCACCATCCAAGTTGGCGTGGCCTTTGCCCCGGCCATAACTCTCTTGACCAATCTGTTGGTGGAGGCGACGATCATTGCCACAGATTTCTTCCGAGTGATCAGCGGAGAGGCCGACAAAAAATTACTCGAAGACATTAACAAGCTCTCCAAGGACTTCCTTGCGTTGCAAAAACAGCGCGTGGAATTGGCCGAAAAGATACGAGCAGGGGTGGATATTGAGGAAGCCAAGCAGACGCGCCTCGGTAAGGAAACCGTCGAGCGCACGCAACTCGCCATCGTCCTCATGGAAAAGATGGGGACGAGCTTTGAAATTGCGTTTGACCTCGCCGCGAAAGGCTACCGTTTGGCTGGGGCCGAGCAACTGAAGTTCATCGAAAACACCGTGGCGGCTGGGAATGCGCAGAAGGCGCTCGGAGAATTCCTACTACAGCAGCAGCAGCGGCAACCGCTGCCAGTGACCAACGTGCCTGGACCTCCCAGTCAACAGCAGATCATCGGCGAAGAGGCGGTGAAGCAGGCGCAAGCCGCCCATGAAGGCTTACTGAACGTCCAGCGCATGGAGGCGGCAGAGACCTTGCGGAGGCTAGAGATTCAAGACCGACTGGGGATTAGCATTGAACAACAATTGGCTAATGAAAAGGAAGCGGCACTGCTACAAGAGGAATTGAATGAGAGTTATCGCACGCGTTTTGAAATTCTTGAGAGCAACGCGTCGGTCTACGACACGCTGTTCAAGAGCGAGGAGACCTACGCCGCAGTTACTCGACAAACAACGGCCAAGGTGGATAGTCTTCGCTTCCATGCCACCGAAGCGCAATTGGTGCGCCAGGCGTTGGAGACTGCCAAGCTACAAGAACAATACGATCTACGCGTGATTACTGCCAGGGAGTTTCAAGATCGATTGTTTGCACTCGAAGAACAGGGAGTGAATGACCGCTTGCGCATTGTCGAGCGGTTCCCCTCGTTCTGGGAAAAGCAGTTACAAGATATTGTCTCGGCGAACGTCTTTTCCATGGGCCTTATCATCTCCACATGGACGAGCGGATTGGCGCGAGCGATTGTACAGTGGCAGGATTTCAACTCAGTCCTGCAGCAGTTATGGCAGCAGACTGCCACCACGCTCTTGCAAAGCCTTTTGAATTTCCTCGTGCAATGGTTGGCCGAATTGGCGCTGGCGGCGCTCAGAGAGCAAGCTATTTGGGTGGCGCTGAACGCGTTCAAGACGACGCTGCTTGGCCAAGAGGCCGCCGCGAAGACTGCCGCCGCCATTGCAGGGACAAAGATCGAAGCGGCCTCTGCCGGGAGCACCGTTGCTGCAATGTCGGCCGTCGGGGCTGCCGCCCTAGGGATGGCAACCGCGGTAGTTACGTTAACCGTTGCCTTCTATGAAGCCTTGGCGGTGGCCGCGGCAGCATCGGTCTATGGCGCGCCAGCCGCGCCTGGCTTCGCGGCTGCAGGTGCGGCCATAGCTGCAGCAGGCGTCACCGCGATTGCGGCGGCGGCGGCTGGGATGACTGCCGCCACGTCAGCCGCAGGCGGCGCGATTGCCGGGCTTGGCGCCTTTGCTGAAGGCGGATTGGTTACCAGACCAATGATCGGTTTGTTTGGCGAGGCAGGCCCTGAGTTGGTTATTCCATTAAATAAAGTAGGATCGATGCTCGGAGGCGAACAGACTATCATTGTTGAGCTTGACGGGCGCGTGCTGATGAAGCATACCGCACGTCGACTCCCAGCTACTTTGCGCTTGAAAGGATTGCCTGCATGATGTTCGGAGGCACCCCGCTCGCAAGCAGTGCGCTGGCCTCGCATACGCCCTTCTCGACCGCTGTCGTCGATGCCGAGGATCGTCAGCCTTACCACGTTCTCATTAACAACGTGCACCGCCCAGACGTCTTGTTCGAATCATTCGGCGCAACACTCACGATTGGCGAGCAGGACAATGCCTCGCTGACGATTGTCAATCCTATCGTACCGCCAGTGCTGGGTGATGAAATCGAGGTGCGGTTTTTTGGGGAGGTGCTGATTGCAGGGACGATCAATTCACTGAGGATTGAACGTGACATGGCGGCAGCCGTCACGAGCTACAACATCGAGATAGTCGATTGGGCGCAACTGCTCTCACGACATAAAGTTCGTAGGAATTTTTTCAACATGCCGCTGGCCGCCATTGCGGCCTCACTCCTGGATAATGAACTTGCTGGCGAGGGATTGTCGATTGGCACGATTGATTCGCCAGTAACGATCCCGCTCGTCGATGCACGCAGCGCCAACGCGCTGGATGTGCTGCGCGAGGCTGGCGCCTCCGCCGGTCAAGTACTCAAAGTTGACTCACAACGAAGGATTCATTTTCTATCTACCTCGGTTGGTACCGCGCCATCGCTCGACGACAGCAGGCTCGAAGAAATCTCACTAGAAGATAGCCGCGACGATTACGCCAACCGCCAAACGGTGATTGCCGAAGGGACGCCGGCCCTTAGCCAAGCGGCACTTGTGTCGATCTTTACGGCGAGCAATCAAGATCAAATCGATGAGCGTGCCGCCGTTGAAGGCGGATCAGGCATTTATGAAATGATGACGGAAGTCAGGCATCCGTTCTCGAACCTAGCCATTGACGTGAACCTGCTGGCGCGCAGCGTGGCGACGATTAAGTTGGCCGTTTCTGAGACGCCAAAGCGCACCATACGTTGTCGCGTACGAGGGTACGGCTTTCGCCCATTCCAAGAGATAGAGGTGGCGTTCCCTGGATTTGGCATCGCCGGCACATGGCTGGTGCAATCTGCAGAAATTCACCAGGATGGTGACGTAAAGCTGTTGTACGATTTGGAATTGACTGAGACCACCTTTTTGCGACGCGCGTATGAATCCTGGCTGGAGATTATCGCACAAGGCAAGATCATTATAGTCGCCCCTGGCATGGTGGCCCCGGAGGCGTTCGTCGAGGAATTCAATACAGTCGGTGCGACCAACTGGGTAGCGCCCGCCAATACCGTAGTAACGATTACCGCCTGGGGAGGCAGCGGCGGCGGAGGCGGAGGCGTACAGTTGTTCTCTACCGGCTGCGTCATGCTAGGGCATGAACCTGGCGGCAAAGGCGGCAATAGCGGGAAAGTCACCTCCAGCGTCAGCGTGGTGGCAGGCGACCAATTCGACATTGTGATTGGTGCGGCTGGAGTAGCAGGGCTAAACGGGAACAACGGCAACGAGTTTCCTTCGTGCATCACCTATATCAACCCCACGAACGGCACGAATGGTGGCGACACGACGGTGCATCGCAGCGGAGTGCCGCTGGCGATTGCCGAAAAGGGCGGCGGTGGTAAGGCGCACGATGAAGGCTCGACGCCAGGCAGTACTGGCGGTGGCAGCGGCGGGATCGTGAAAGTCGGCGGCGGGCGTGTCGGTGGGAAGGCTGGTAGCGGGCAGCAGCCTAGCGACGCTGGCAATGGTATCAAGGGAAAGGTCAAGCTAGAATATGTCGTTTAAGGTGACAAATTGGGGCAAGGCCATCGTCAGCGGAACGTACGACGATACTGCGATCACTGTAGTTTTGAATTCAGGCCATGGCTCTCGGTTTCCGAGCACCTTCCCATTCCGATTGGAATGGTACAATGCCACCGACTTTCCTGATCCTGCGGACGATCCTAACCGAGAAATCGTGCATGTGACTAACCGGGTGACTGATACCTTGACAGTGGTGCGTGGGGCGGAAGGCTCAGGGGCCTCGACCAAGAATGCCTCTGGTAAGGTCTATCGCATGATTCTCGGTTACACCAAAGAGATGCACGAGGAATTACAGGCGCGTGCATCTGCGCAGACGTTCAATAATCTGCGCCTGCAAACCCACACAGATAGTGATGTACAGAACAGTAAGGTCATGTTCTCGGCGGATTTCATCATCTTGAGCGATGGCGAGCGCGTCGCTAACTGGGACAAGATCGTGCTCGATCTGACCGCAACCGGCGTGAATGGGCTGGATACTGGCTCAGAGCAGGCGAGTACCTGGTATTCCGTGCATGCGGTCTATAACGGGTCGACCAAAGGCGGCCTCTTTCATCGTGAGAAGGATTATTTCCTCGACGAGGATTCCAGCAGCGGTGAAGACGCCAGCCAAGCGCTGCGTTCATTGGTCGATAATTCGAACAATAAAATCAGCCAAGGGTTCAAAGTCGATACCGCCGGCAAAGTGCCGTTCGTCGATGTGCGCTTAACAAAGAACGGGACCATTACTGGCAACTATTGGCTGACGATCCAGGGCGACAATTCTGGCGTTCCTGACGAGGCGGTTATCATTGCAACGAGCGACAAGTATAATGCCGATCGGTTGGTGACTGGCAACCGATGGATGCGAATCCCTTTCCGTAGTAAGCCCAGCCTCTCAGCGGCGACGCAGTACCATCTGGTGCTGCAGGGTGATTATACAGTCAGCGGATCCAATTTCATCGCCTGGCGCATGGATGGTTCGGCAGGCGCCTACGGGAATGGCAGCAAAGCGCTCTTTGATTCCGACACCTCAACATGGACGCAAGATACCGACGACGACATGATGTTCAAAATGTATATCGAGCGCAACGAGGCGCCTGTTACGCTCCCGTCAGGCTACGTTGGTGCGCTGATTGGGTATATCTATAACAATTCGAGCAGCAATCTGCTGCAGTTCTTCCAGAAGGATCACACATGGCGTCTCACGAACCTGCTCAACAATGGCTTGCTGATTAACGAAACCTCAGGCGCGCCAGCCTTGATTGATCTGTTCGCGGTCGTGCCGCCGCAGGATCTGCTTGAGGTCGTTTTGAGCGGATCAGGGACTGGGGCCGCCACCGCCGCCTTGGCGTTTGCAGGAATTCGCGCTGGCGATCTGGACATTACGGCACCAGGAGTTGGCGTGCAGGTGACGACTTTCAATTCCAATACCAATGAGCGCCCATCTGATCCTGTAGCGGTCTTAGTAGAATATTCCTCAGTCCTGGTCGACGGGACATCTGGAGCTGATGTCTATTCACAAGGATTCAATTGGTGAGGTAAAGGATGATTTATTGTCGATACCGTCTGAGTGATGGACAATTCCTCTGCGCCTGGCCAAACAAACCTGACTTCGATGCGTCCACTGAAGGAGTGCAGGACTTCCTGAACCATGAGCGCCCAGACCTTCGTCTGCATCGGTTTGATGCTGTCAGTCCAACGAAAAAGCGCTTGGCGACCGCACCTGAATTGTCTGCCTACGATGATGCGGTGGCCGATGCGCAGGCCGCAGGACAATTCGATCAGCAAAAGGCCCTCAAGGCAATCGTGCTCTATATCGCACAAAAGCACGGGCTGACGCCAGCGCAAGCCAGGCAAGAAATCATCGCCATCTACAAAGGACTGCCATGATCGAGACGACCATTTGGATCTTATGGATGCTCTCTTTGCCGCACCCGACGGCCATCAAGGGGTTTGAGTCCTCCGACAGTTGTCAACGCGCCATCACGCGCGTGCTGGAACAAGCGCACGACATCCAATTGTGGTGCGAGCCCTTGAAGTTTGAGAAGGGACGGCCGACATGAACCAACACCTGGAACGTCTGGACGGGATGGCGCCCTTCATGGTGAAGCCAGTCATGCGGTTGATCGAACGCTGTCAGATCAGTCTCGGGCGCAGGCTGTTGGTTGTTTCAGGGTATCGCTCTGCGGAGGAACAACGGCAGAAATATCAGCAAGGGCGTCGATTGGTGGGTGGCGTCTGGTTGATCGAGGATGAACTCAAGATCATCACACGCGCCTTGCCTGGGCTGACGCCGCATAACGTCGTGACGGTGAAGGATCATGCGCCAGCATCCGTCGCGGTCGATCTGATTCCCTTGTTCGATGATGGGCGCGCCGATTGGCATGTTAGTGATGCGTTTTGGGCCAATCTCTATGAGCTTTCGTGGAAGGTGGGGCTAGACCCGCTCGGGGATGAAATTGGCGCGGTACTCAAGAATGACAAAGGGCATTTTGAGGAACCGGCGTGGAAGCTCAAACTTGAAGGTCTAGGCTTGATGCAACCATTGAATACCTGAGAGGTGCCGCATGGTAAATGGTCCATGGTGGGCTGAAGGCAAGCAATTGGTCTGGACGCTCGGTCCGGTGACGATTGGCTTCTTTCTCTTTACGGCAGTCTTGTTTGGTTGGCTTCCGTCGCCCATGTTGAGAGCCATCGAGTCGAACCATGAATTGATTGCAGAGGGATACAAGCATAGGCAGACCATCGAAACTATGTTGGCGGCGCATTTCCGAGCGCTTGAACAAGAACGCAGGCAGTTATCTAAGACCCTATTAAGTATCTGCAGACACACGGCGAAATCTGAGATGCAGCGCTATGACTGCGATCAATAAGCGATGGCGTGGAGTCCGACCATGATCCTTGGCACTACAATATCAACAGGCGTCTTGATCGGAATGCTGTATAGTGCAGGACAATGGATCGACCAACGCTATGCACACAACGACGACGTGCAGTTAATTGACATGCGTCTCGAACAGAAGATCCAGTCGGATCGTATCTATCAGATCCGTCAACAACTCTTTCAGATGGAGCGCGAATATCCTAAAGGGCTGCCAACCGCACCGCCATCGGTGCAGGATCAATATAGGCGCTTGCAGGCAGCGCTGGAGGATGCCATCCGTGAGCAGGACCGGCTCATGGAGCAGCAACCACGGTCCAAATAGGAGGTACGTTATGCGAACGATTGTTGCGTTGTGTGCTATACTGACCTCGTTGGTGCTGCCGCTGAGCGGATGCGCCAAGACGAAAGAGTCCCTGAAGACGATCATTGGCCATAGCTGCGAGTTGGGGAAGTCTCTCCTCAACCTCCCGCTCGATGTCTACCAGGACACGAAGGAGAACGCGGAAACGATCACGACGGCGACCAGCAAGTAAGCACGGCAAGGGAGTAACCAATGAGCTTGTTGGTGGTGTGGTATGTGGTCATTGTGCTCTACCTCGCACCGGGGGCAGCCGGCAGTAGCATGTTGCTTAATCCGGTGCCCTTTCCTGATGAGCATGCCTGTTTCAAGGAAGCCGCCAGGATCTACGTCCACATGCGGCATGCCTATCCTGGGGATTACAGCTACACCATCACGTGCATCAAGCGCGACAAACCTATCAAGTAAGGAGGCATTATGTTAGAAAACATCCTGCACAGCATTCTGCCGCCAATCTGGGTGGCATTGGGACCACTACTGACCGCCGGCATCACGAAGCTGGTCAATAAAGTGGCCACGACCTTTGTGCCGCGTTTTGTGCAGACGATCATTTCCGGCGTGCTCATGGCGGCCGTGGCAGGTCTCACCGGCGACATGGCCGGCGTCGATACCACCATCGCGCTGAGCCTTGGCGGCGTCAGTGGGGTGACGGGACAGATCCTTGCGGCCACCTCGCCAAAGACCTTATTGACGGAGGCCAAAGCAAGCTGATGTTCGACTTTATTGGTCTTGCAAAAGAGGCGCTTGGCGTGACCAGGCGCCTCATGGATCGATACTGGGGCACGCAGACCAAAAAGGCGGCCACCTTGGAAGAGCAAGCCGAGGAGGCCGCCCAAAAGAAACGGGAGGCGCTGGACAAACGCTATGAAGCAATCCAAGCCAATAACCGTGAGTTGGCAAATCAGTGTTTGGCTGACGCTGATTTTTGGAATACTGAGTTGGAACGGCTGCAGGGCGAAATCCGCGCCAAGGCCGGTACCGGATAGTCGTATCTGCTACCTCGGCACGGTGTTCCCGCAAGACCTGCCAGCCGTCCGCGTCTGGGCCCCGAAGGCGGAGGTCGGCGATATTTTGCTGAATCCGACGTGCGATGATAAGCAGACCGAGGCGACGCTGAACGAAATCAGACGATTGACTCGGTGAGTGGTTGCGTCCGCCCTCCATAGGAGGTGAATGAGGATGAAGCGCTCCGCGCGTCTGAGCCGCCCGAAGCGTTGCCTGCGCTGCGGCGGATTGATGTGGCTTGAAACCCATCGCCATGACGGCAGTTCGACCGCGGCGCTCCTCTTGATCCATGCCTGTGTGAATTGCGGCGATCGGATCGACGCTATCATTCTGCGCAATCGAGCGCGTCGCCCTGGGCTGCGCGCCATACGACCAGGCTCGAAATCCCCCAGCCATCTCTTTCCGCTTTTGCTCTTCTCGAATTGATCGAGCAGCGCGCCGGCACGCACCATTATATATACCGGCATATATCGAGCGCGAAAACATTGAGAAACAGCGTATTTCCTTGCATTCACGCAGAGGAATCATCTAACTTATTGATTCGTAAAGGCTATTCAAGCACTCTTTTTTTCTGATTCTGCCGCTTTTCGCTTGACCAGTCTGCCGGCGTATGCGAACATGCTTCTATCATGATAGCTTATTCAATGATAGAGCGATTCGCCAAGCAGATTCCCGCCCCTCTCCAGGTCTCGATGCTGGCTGAAAAAACGACCAGCGTCAGCGGCCAGACTGCTGCGCTCTCTGCGATGAAACTGGCGACCGCTCCACTGAGCAGATCGAACTCGCCAAGGTCGCCAGCGTCTATTCAGGTATCAATGGTCGTTGCTGCTGCGGATGCTCAGGCAAGCACACCTACGCCTCGGCGCACCGCGTAGCGGCATCGAAGAATCGAGGCTATGAAGTCGAGAGCGATGAAGTGAACGACAGGACCGTTAAGCTGATCGTCAATCGTATGAACAGAATCATGGCGACTGATTCGAGCGCTAAGGCGCAGGTCGAGCACGACTATATCTCGGTCGAGCTTGGCGGTCGTCTGTACATCGCTTATTTCGCTCGCTGATCGATCAAGACAATTCACCTTCCAACCCTACCTGGAGGCTGCCATGATTGAAACAACATTCATGCTTGATGCCGAGACTGCGAGGATGATCGGTGCCTGTGAGCAGCGTGCGGCGCAATATGCGAACGCCTATCCAAACGTCAGCGATGACGAGACGCGTGAGGCGATTTACGTCACCCATCTCACGCACCTGATTAACAACAGCGAAGACGTCACGATCCATTAAGGAGGGAGCCATTATGAGGGAAAACCTGCGTCGATTCCCAAACAATATGGTGTTGCTCGAAATCTGCAAGGACGGTGTGGTGACCTACCGCCTATCGCCGAGCCAGCCGCGAAGGCTTGGGGCGGCGCTGCCATTCTATCGAGCGCGCAGCGAGCAGCACGCCAAGATGCTGCAAGTCCTCCATTGCAAGCGCCAATATAGCGGCGAGTACAGAATCTATCCCTTCAGCGGAGAAGTGAAGGACATTTTCAGAGTTGCGAAGTCGTTTGCCGAGAGTGATCCGGGATGGAACGGGCTGAAAGGAGAGCCGCTTGGTTAACCAAGGAGGGAGCCATGAGTGCGACAACGATGAATGCGACATCACTCTTCGTCGATGTGCCGGATGAGGACGGCTGCGAGACCGGCGTGTCGATCTTGGTTTTTCTCGACTTCATACGCGACGAGGTGGACTTTGACTTCGGCGCCGATGCCGACGGCAATCGAGGCACGATGCTGGTCTCGTATGAGTGCTCGACGTCACGATTGACGATGGCTTTCGCGCCATTCTGAGCGAGGAGCAGATTGTGCAGGTGAAGCGCGATGCGGAAGTGATCTTCCACCAGCGCGACAAGCATCATCTCTAAGGTGAGGGCACGGGGCTGCGGCCCCGTGTAAACCTACTGCCTGGTCCCAAGTCTAGGCGCAACCAGAAGGAGGGCGTCATGTCAAACATGAGCTACTGCAGGTTCGAGAATACCTATCGGGATATGGAGGACTGCAAGGAAGCACTTGACGAGTTGTTCAATTACCAACAACTCAGCGAGAGTGAGTTACGCTACGCCAAAAAGCTCTGCGTCACATGCGCTGAGATTTTGTCGGCGGTCGCTGATTCTAGCGTTAACACCGATGTGCAGGGCTTGGTAAACGATCATGACATAATCAGTGAAGCGCTCGACGAGGCCCAATTGAGCGCGAGGCAGCACGCGCTTGACGAGTCGCGCGCCAAGGCCGACGAGAAGTAAGTGAAATAAGTAGCGAGTGTCCAATCCACCATTCACCTACCAAATGGAGGGAGTTATGACGATCAATCTCACAGAGCAATTTCTGAGTGCGCGCAAGTTTGGTGTGCCGCTGATCGGGGTTGAAACCCCGGACCAAGCGGCGACGGTCGAGCAACTGACGAAGGCGATCAACGGCAAGGGGCTGATTGCCGTGCTGGTCTGGGATATTGTGCGCGGGCTAAGAGCGGCAAACGAAGCGGGGAAGGCTGAAGTGCAGCGCTTAGCCCCTGATGAAGCCGCGCAGGCGGAGCTTATCAATCCGACCAGCATGTTGGCGCGTTCATTGGAATTGAAAGACAAGACGGTCGTCTTCATGCAGAACGCGCACCGGTTCTACGACAACGAAGCGGTCATGCAGGGGATCTGGAATGTGCGGGATCCCTTCAAAGCGACCGGGCGTATGTTGGTCCTGCTCGGTCCGACGCTGAAGCTGCCGATGGAATTAGAGCGCGACGTGATACTCTTCGACCAGGCGCTGCCATCGGACGCAGAGCTTGGCGGTATCATCAAGAATGTGTACGACTATGCTGGCTTGGCTACGCCCACCATCGAGCACAATGCCGCGCTGGTGCGTGCGGCGCGCGGGCTGGCGCCATTCCCAGCCGAGCAGGCGGTGGCGCTCAGCCTGTCCAAGACCGGGGCCGACGTCGCACGGCTCTGGGAATTGAAGCGCAAGATGGTCGAGCAGACGCGAGGGCTCGCCATGTACAACAGCGGAGAGACCTTCAGCGACATCGGCGGCATCGAGCGTATCAAGCGCTTCGGGCGTTCGCTCTTTACGGGCAGCGAACCGCCAGCCGCGGTGATCTTCATTGATGAAATCGAGAAGGCGATGGCAGGCGTCGGCACCGGTGGCGTTGGCGATACCAGCGGCACCAGCCAAGATCAATTGGGCGTCCTGCTGAGCGCCATGCAGGATAATGAATGGTCTGGGCTGATCGCCGTCGGCCCGCCAGGCTGCGCGAAGTCGATGTACGCCAAAGCGCTCGGCAACACTCATAAGGTGCCCACCATCAAGCTCGATCTAGGCAGCATGAAGGGGAGCCTGGTGGGGCAGAGCGAGCAGCAAGTGCGTGCCGCGGTCAAGATCATTCAAGCGGTGGCTGGGAAATCCGCCTATTGGGTCGCCACCTGTAATTCGCTGAGCGTGCTACCGCCTGAATTGCGTCGGCGCTTCACCGACGGGATCTGGTTTTTTGATCTGCCAGATTTTGAGGAGCGTGCCTCGATTTGGGCAACGCTCATTAAGCGGTACGGGTTGAATGAGGAGCAACATCAACTCAGCAACCCGCCAGACGATGATCGTTGGACCGGGGCCGATATTCGTAACGTCTGCTCGATTGCCTATCGGCTGAAGTGCTCACTTGAGGAAGCCTCCACGTTCATCACGCCAGTGGCGAAGAGCGATCCGGCGAGCATTGAGCGACTGCGCAAACTGGCGGACGGGGCGTTTCTTTCTGCCAGCAAGATCGGGACCTATACCAGAAAGGACGAGTCACAGAGCGGTGGCGCGCGGCGCGTCGCGATCTGATTACACCACCGTCATCATCACAAGGAGGGCGTCATCATGCCATGCTGGACGATTGTGACCAATACCGTCAGAACAGAGAACATGCAGATCGAACTGCTCGTTGAAGGGCTGAAAGCGGCCGACTTCAGCGTCAGACACAGCCTGCAGAGGAAGTACGTGCAATTCTCGAAGCATGGTCAATCAGGCTTCTATCAGGAGGGCAGCCTGACGGTCTATGGCGAAGGGCAAAAGGCCAACGAGATAGCCGACGAGGTGAAGCGTGCCTATGCGGCGCAGACGATACGATACGCCACCGCGAAGTTCGGGTGGAAGGCGAACGAGAAAAAGACCACGCGAGGCGTTGAATTTGCTGTGAGCAAAAGGAGGTAAGCCATGCAATTCGACCAATTGAAAATCACCGTGCTGGACGATGGGACGATCAAGGTCGAAACCGATGAAGTCGGCACTGCGAATCACGTGAGCGCCGATAAGCTCATGGCGCTGCTGAGCCAATTGGCTGGCGGCGAGACCAAGACCACACGCAAGCCCAAGGCGCACAGCCATGGGCAGATGTTCCATACACACTGACGGCCTCAAGGCAATTCACCTTCACTCCATAAAGGAGATTTCATTATGACTGCTGCAACCAAAAAGAAAGTCGATATACAGCGTGAGGCGATCTGCCTGAGTGTCAATCTGGGCATGGTGCGCTCACGAAAGCGAATCAATTCCGATGATATTGAATCCGATGCCGACCGCAGTTTGCTACACGTCTCCAAAGAGATTTTCGAGAGCAAGGACCTGCAGGCGATCAGCGCCATGCACGGCGCGATCCATACCTATCTCAAGTCGCGCTGCCTCCCCTCGCCATTCAAGCATGGCGTCTATCTGATCCGCTTGAGTCTGGTCACGGAGGTCATGGAAGAACTCGATCAATACGAGAAGAAAATCAGTGACTTGATCGAGGCCTTCCTGGAGTTCTACGGCAAAATCTACGTGCAGCGACACGATCAGAAATCAGAAATGAGGACGCGCTTGGGCTCGCTCTATAACCCAGGCGATTATCCTGCGCCGGCGACGCTCAAAAGTGCCTTTAAGTTCGAGACGCAACTTTGGGAGATTGGCACGCCAGGTGCGCTCAGCACGGTGAGCCGTGCCCTCTATGAGCGAGAAAAGCGCAAGATGGACAACGTCTGGGAGCAGGCCAAGGAGCAGATTACGCAGGTATTGATGACGGAACTGCGCGATATGACGAGCCGGCTCACGGAGCGCTTAACGCCGAACGAGGATGGCACGAAAAAGGTCTTCCGTGATTCACTGATTGGCAACCTGCAAGAATGGCTGGACGTCTTCAAGCGACGCGCACTGACGGACGATCAGGAATTGATCGACGTCGTCGAGAAGGCGCGTCAATTGATTGCGGGCGTCGATGCCAAGACGCTGCGCACCGATGAAGAGTCACGCAAGGATCTATCCGGTGCAATGGGCAAGCTCACGACCGCGCTGGAGCAATCGATCATTGAGAAGCCGGCGCGCAAGATCGATCTGGACGACTGAGTGCTTGACGTCAGGGGATGGCCCATGCTATGCATGCTTCTAGCATCATGATAGCATGGGCCGCTCCACCTACCAGGAGGTGCCATCATGACCACCGACCACACCAGTAGTACTCAACACACGCTGGCGAATTACCGCAAGAAATTGGAGCGTGCGCACAAGGCACGCGAGCTTGCCGAGCAGCGCGTCATTCGTGCCGCGGATCTATTGTGGAAGCGTCGCCGCGCGGTCAAGTATTTTCTGCGGCAGATCGAACGGGCCGAGGGCTGCCTGGCGCGAGGGGAAGAATTCCGACCAGAGCGCGAGCGCAAACGCAAGCCAGGCCGTCGCATTGAATTGGACTAAGGAGGGGAGCCATGACAATGAACGAACGACTCTATAACCTACCATTGCGCACCTGCGGCAACTGGAGGATCGAGCAGCGTACCTTCAGCGAAGCAGAAGCGAGTGCGTGCCAACTGCATGCCGCGATCAATGGGAACCGACGCTATACACCTGCAGGCACCTACGTCGGATTGCTTCGAGGCGAGCACGTCATCATGAGCAATACGCCTGACGAATTGCATGACCTCTATCTCTTGAAATGGAACGCCAAAGGGCACGTCCTCATTGCCGGGCTCGGGCTCGGCTGCGCGGTCGACGTCGCGCTGGCCGCGCCAGACGTCAGCGAGGTGACCGTGATCGAGCAATCACTAGACGTCATCGAATTGGTGGCGCACTCATTTACCGATTCTCGTCTCACGATTCTGCAAGGCGATATTTTCACCTGGCGCCCACCGAAGGGCCAGCGCTATGGCGCGGCATGGTTCGATATTTGGGACGACATTTGCGAGGACAACCTAGCGGAGATGGCGAAGCTACACCGACGCTTTGCCAGAGTGGCCGACTGGAAAGGTAGTTGGTGCCGCGACGAATGCGAGCGCATGCGCGAACGCTGGCGCAGGTCGACGTTGGTCGTCTTTGTGTAACCAAGGAGGTGTGATTCATGGCAACCAAGGACTCGGTTCAGATACTCACGTGCCTGCGTTTGTGCTTCAACGGGAAGTCCTATCGATGGGTGCCGCGCCTGCTGGGCGTGCTCCCGCGTCGGTGCCCGAATTGTCAGTCGAGGAAATGGAACGAGCCACGCACGAAAACCAAAGGAGGGAAGCATGACGAAGACTAACACACAGCCTGCAATCGAGACGACCGCCTTGGTGCAGCAAGCCGAGGCGTTTGCGCTCAGCGAGGAACTCGCCATCCGCTTGCAAGAGGTGGAGACCTCGGTCACGAAGCTGGCCGAAGGCAAGCCCAAGCTCGTCATACGCTCTGCGATAGTCGAGGGCGAGGCGCGCCGCCTCTTCAATCTCTATAAGGAATACCTGAAGCAGATCGACGAAGAGCGCGAAGCCGCGAAGGCGCCCATCTTGAATGCAGGGCGCACGATTGACGCGCGTGCGAAGGTCCACAGCGCGGCGGCCCAAGCGGCCAAGGATCTGCTCGAACGCTCGCTGCGCGAATGGACCGAGTTTCAAGATGCCAACGCGAGGGCCGAGCAAAACAGACTCAACGAAGAGCATCGCAAGCGTGTCGAGGCGGAGAACGAGAAGGCGCGAAAGAAAGGTGTCGAGCCGAGGCAGGTGACCCCTCCGCCGGTCGTGCAAACGCCTGCGAAATCCGTCACCATTGCGACTGGTGATGGTGGCGCAAAAACGCAGACGTGGGTCGATAATTGGAAATGGCGCCTGAACGGCGTGCCTGATCCTTCGGCATTGACCGCGGATCGTGCCGCGGACTATGGTATTCCTCTGCGCTTTTTCCGACTGCATTGTTCGACGATTGACAGTCTCACGAAAGCAACCAAGTCCTCCATCGTCATCGAAGGCTCATTGATCGAGGGCTATAACGACAGGTATCTGAAATGAGCATCAACGCCATCTACAGTGCCACAGGGAAATTCTATACCACCACCGAAGGACGCACCGTCCCCAGTGCGGGCATGATCTGTACCACGCTCGCCAAAGAGAGCTACGATTACGTTGGGATCGAGAGTCTGGAGCGTGCCATGCAGGAGGGCGAGGGCGCCCACCGCGTGGCGTGCGATTATTCCTTGACATGGCTCGGGCATCTCAACGACGTCGTGCTGCCTCTGGTGCCGGAAGGACACCTGCATTCTGAAGAAAGCTGGACGACGGCCATGCTGCACGCACTGAATCAGGTCAAGCTACTCTTTGCGCAATACGCAGTCGAGCCGATTGCCGTTGAGCAACCGTCCATTTGCTCGCTCTATGGCTTCGGTGGTCAGCCTGATCTAAAGTGCTGGATGCGTTGGCGCGGGCAGCGTATCTGCGCGGTCTGGGATTATAAGCGGGTGCGCGCATTGGCGCTGGCGCACGCGCTGAAAATGGAATGCTACCGCCTGCTCGACGGCTACCAGGACTGCCAATCGGCCTTTATCGCCTGGCTTCAGAAAGATGGCAAGCCGATCTTGCGTCACATGCCGATCAATCAGCGCTACAAGGCGGCGATCTGCGGCCAAGCGGCCGCCTTCAATTTTCAGATCAGCGAACGTCTCTTGATTCCATAACACTGGAGGGAATGCGCATGACGAACACAACGAAACTGCCGGTGCTCAGTAAAGTCTCACAACTGCTGACGGAGAATTCCACGCAACTTGCCAAGCTCTTGCCGAAGGTGATCACGCCTGCGCGCTTCGCCTCTATCGTGATCAACGTGATACAAGAGGACGATAATCTGCAGCAATGCACGGCGACCTCGCTGGTGCGCTGCATCTTCCAAAGCGCACAACTTGGGCTCACGCCAGGGCTGCGGCGGCAGTCGTATCTGGTGCCGTTCAATAATAAAAAGAAAAACTGCAAGGAAGCGCAACTGCTGATCGGGTACCAAGGGCTCATGGACTTGGCGCGGCGCAGCGGGGAAATCTATAAGATTGACGCCAAAGAGGTCTATGAGGGGGACATTTTCCGCTACACTGATGGGTATGACGACAGTCTGGTCCATGAACCCATCTCCAAAGTGCGCGTCGACGAAGCTGATCCTATCAAGCGATGGGAGTACGTGACGCATTGCTACGCCTGGGCCAAGCTCAAGAACGGTGAGCGGCAAAAGGTGGTGATGACGCGCAGGCAGATCGAAGGCCATCGGGACCGGTATAGCAAAGCCGCGGATGTTGGTCCATGGAAAACCAACGCGATTGAAATGGCCCTCAAGACGGTGCTGCGCGAACTCTGCAACCTGCTGCCAAGCTCCGATGATGCGCCGAGCCTGGCGCACGCCTATGCGCTCGACACGCAGGTACAATTAGGGCAAGAGCAGACGATTGAAATTGAAAATTTCAAGGTGGAAGGACTTGAGGATGAATCAGTAGAGACCGGAGGAAGTGAAGGGGGGCAATCTAAACAGGAGGCAAAGGACCAAACGGCAACCCCGAAGCTGCCTGATTTCTGGGACTATGCAGGGCGCGAGATGCGCGATCCTAACGTCCCGTTCTCAGCACTGGAATGGTATCTCAAAGTCAAGACCGAGGGCTTGAATAAACCAGGGCGTGAGCGGTTTGCCGTCGCCGATCGTCAGACGATCAAAGATTTGGAGGCCGAGATTCAGCGACGCAGAGAGGCCGAGCAGGCGGTAGCGACGAAAGAGAAAGCGGCGCCGCAGACGCACGCAACCACTGTCAAGAACGGCACCGAGAAAAAGACCGCTGCGCCAGCCGAGACGAAGGCAGATCAACAACCGACCGAAGAGCAATGGCAGGCCTGGGTGAAAAAGGAAAGCCTCGACAATATCGACGCCTTCGTCTATGTCAAAGAGGAATATCATTGCAAGAATGCACGCGAGGTACCGAAGCATAAACGCCTTGAATTTATGCGCCGGTTTCAAGAGGTTCTTGAGAAGGGCAAATAAGAGTCTGTGAGACTCGAAATTTTGTGCTTGACATATGCGAAGCACTATGCAAGCATATAGCTATGGCGAATATCATGGTAGCACCCCCAGCGCCGCGCAGCGAGATATGCCGCTATTGCAGGCAGACCTTCATGCAGCGCGTCTGGTTTCAGGTCTACTGCAGCCCAGAATGCCGCAAGGCCTACCGGTCAGATCAAGTCAAGCTCGGCCGTCAATTGGTGGCCGATTCGCTCAGCAAGGCTTCGACATCGGAGACACTCGACACAAGATAAGCGAGCCATGCACTCTCCTACCGAGTCATCGCAGCATCGTTTGGGCCGACGTGGGACGGCCCTTGAAAGGGCACCGAAATGGCCGCGGCTTGCATGGTAGGGCAAGCCCGCAGAGTAGGTGCCCTTTTGAATCGGAGCTTGTAGTGTATCGAACAGTACATGCGCATTTCTGGACCGACCCAGATGTTCGTCGCTTAACCCCTGACGAGCGGTTAATGTTTCTCTATTTGATTACCAATCCTCACAGCCACCTCTCAGGGATCTATTATCTATCGGTTAGCACCATGAGGGAAGAAACCGGGCTGCCGCTCGATGAAATGTTCGATAAGATCATGTTTGCGTTATATGATCGACCGAATTCAATCGTGTTCGTCAAGAAAATGCTCTTCTATCAGGCGCGCGGAGAAAAGGCACACCGCGCCGCTGCACGTCAATTAGTGACCTTACATCGCTCGCCGCTGATCGGGACCTTTATTGAAACCTATCCAATCGTGCAACGCTATTTAACTCCAACAGAACTTCATACCCTATCGGATACCCTATCGTTACCCCATCAGATAGGCTATCTTCCTCAGAAACAGGATCAGAATCAGAAACAGGATCAGGAACAGGAAGAGGAAGAAAGAGAAAAAGACACCCTGGGACAGGGTGTAGAAAAAGAGAAAGAGGCACTCTTCGATCTGCGCGTGGAACAAATTACGGCCGATCAAGTTCAAGCGATGTGGAATGCCTACCCGCAACTTAAACCGTTGAAGGCATTAACGGGACCGATACGCCAACGAATCACGCGTCAAATTATTCTGCATCCCTCTGGTGAATGGTGGCAGAAATATATACAGCGCATTGTCGCGTCACCGTTTCTGACTGGCGATATTGACGGCAGTCAGGGTAGACGCCCCTTCCATGCCACGCTGGATTGGGTGCTTGGTCCTCAGAATATGGCCAAGATTCTCGCAGGTAATTACGATCCGGATCCACCTCAGAAATCTCCAGTGCAGCGGCTTCGAGAACGATTCTTAGGACGGGAGAAACGACATGACTCACGTTGAGCAGGCGAAGAATCACAAAATGACGCGAGAGGAGTTTTTCAAGGGCTGGTTTTTGCTGGTCGCACAGCCATGGGGTAAGCGTTATGGACAAAGCGATGAAATCGGACAGCTACAATCGGATTTCTATTACAGCAAGTTTCAAAAAGTGAACCCCTTCCTTTGGCTGGCGATCTGTGAGCAATTCGCCGAGGGCTCCCGATGGCCGAGCGTCGAAATGATGCGCGAGACGATCAACGCGAATATGCCGGCGGAGAAACACTTGACCAAACTGCCTGAGCAATATGCGGATAAGCCTGAAGCGCTGGCGGTCTGCCTGAGCTACCAAGACGACATCGGCTGCTCGGCGAATGAATCCTACCTGGCCGTGCTGCCGAAATGGCTCAGCGAGCATCCAAAGCACGCTGATCGAGAAGAAGTCGAGCGCTTGCTAGAGCAGGCGAGGGCCTCGCAGGGCAAACCCGTGGTAACCCCGCTCAGGGAGGCGAACCTGCTAGGGGCTGAGCAAGAGCATAGGGAGTCGCAGGAACGCCTTGGAGAGGCCGAAATTGCCGCAAACTCGGTGGATTCCGGGCTCAGGGAGGGGTAAAATGCTGCTTTTAGGCATCGATCCAGGCATTTCCGGGGGGATGGGCCTTTTGGGCCATGACGGGCGGTATCTCGAATCATGGCTGATTCAATCGTGCATCCGCCGGTACCGTACGCTGAAATCAGGCAAGCTCTCACCACAGCGGGAATTGGATGCACGATGGATGTTTCTGACGATCAAGAGCGCGTTGATACTCAACGGCGTCATCATCGGTCAGGTAATCGCAGAGGAGCAGGTTGCCTTTCCTGACCAGCATGCCAATACCGGACTCTCGATGGGCGATACGCGCGGGGTGATTCGAGGCGTCTGTGCCGCATTGGGGATTTCTGTGTCGTACGTGAAGCCGAGCGAATGGAAGAAATTTTATGGCCTGAAGGGCGCCAAAGGACGAAAATATGCCTCCAAAGAAGAATCACTCGCCTTGGCACGGTCATTCTATCCCGACGCGCCGTTGGCGAGCCATAAGGACGAGGCGGTGGCCGAAGCCCTCTTGATTGCACGTTGGCATCAAACGGTTGGTGAAAAAGGAGTGAAAGCACCATGGGGAGACGTCGCGGTCGCAAAACGAGCGTAGTGCCACAAATGGATTTCCTCTTGCCTTGGAAATTTCTGCCATCGCATAGGCCAACCAAACTCACGGGCAAGAAAGCGACGCAGGCCTTCGAACGGATCAAACAAACAGGCTTAGCCGGGGCGACGCCACGCGAGATTGAACAGTTCTATGGATGGAACGAGAACACCGCCTCAGGGCGACTCTCGGAATTACGTGCGCTCGATTTGGCGCGCAGCACAGGAGCCAGACGCAATGGGCAGTCGGTCTGGGTAGCGGTCGAGGTGGCGAACCGATGAGTGAATATCGCCAGCAGTCCGGTGATCTATTCGAGTGGTTGCGCGGCCAACCGCTCATAGCGGCACCGCCACCAGCCGAAGTCGTCACTGAGGCACCGCCGCTGGCTGAGGAACAGACCTCGGCAGAGGACGTCAATAAGGTAGCGAGCGAGACGCTGGAGGATGAACAGACAGGTGCAGAGGAGATTGACTTCGATCCAGAGAATTCGCCGGACGTCACATTCTCTGATCTGCCCGTGCTAGAGGCCCCTATTTCTTCGAGCGGACCATACCTCGCTGATGAAATCGTGGAGTCCGCGTTCGAGTATTTCCGAGCGACCGGTTTTCCCTATCGCATTTTGGCCCCGCATGAATGCATGCAGGCGATCAATCAATTGGCAGCCACGCCGACGGAGAATCTCTTCCATTCTGCCTTCGGCATTCAAGTCGCCAATAGCTTTCACCCACATCGGTACGAGGGAAAGGTGCACGGCAAGAAAACGCCCTATGAGGCCTTCCATGATGACGCCCTGCTCAAGAAAACGCTGGCCTTCGAACTGCGCGAATCAGGCGGGCTGGGGAAATTCGTGAACTCTCTAGCGGTGGCGAGCGGGACGCAAGGCTGCGCCAATTTTCGCCCAGGCTTCGCGCTCTCGATCTATCGACGCTTTGCGCCAGCCAATGGAGTAGTATTCGATCCTTGCACGGGATACGGCGGGCGCTTGGTGGGCTTCCTGGCGTCGCAATGCCAGACCTACGTCGGCTGTGATCCGAATACCCCGACGCATGCAGGGAATTCTCGTATGGCCGAGGCGCTTGGTGTCGCCGACCGCGTGCACCTCTATTGCAGCGCGATTGAGGATTGGGATCCACTGCCATGGTTGCAGCGCTGCGACTGTGCGTTCACCTCGCCTCCCTATTTCTCGAAAGAGCGCTACAGCGAGGAGGATACGCAAAGCTGGCGTCGGTATCCAGAGTATCCGCAATGGCTGGATGGGTTTGTGTTTCCCCTGCTCGAACAATGCAGTAACGTCGTGAAGCCTGGCGGCTATACCATCATCAATATCGCTGATGTGAAAATCGCAGGGAAGCGGTACGAACTCGTCGCCGACGCGAAGCGGTTGGCGGCCCGCTGCGGGCTCACGCTGATCGAAGAGGAGCAGTTGTATCTGGGGCCGAGGATGTATCAATACGACACCGGGGATCAGGCCATCGAAGCGGTCTTGATCTTTAAGGTGCAACCACCACAAGGAGGGACGTCATGAGAAATTCCGATAAGCTCAACCGTTATCTCAACCAACTCTTGGCCGAAACACCGCCAGAGGGGAAAGAGTATTCCAAGGACTACCGCAAGGGCGTGATCGATACCTTGGAATATGCTCTCTCGAAATCGGACGCGCTGCCGATCAAGGTGTCCGAGCCTGAGGAGAAGGAGCAAAAGACCAACGGCAACAACAAGAAAGAAAAGGAGGCCACCGCGAAGGCGAAGCCCACCACCAATAATCCTGGCAAGGCGTTCCGTCCAGTCCCGAAGCCCAACCAGAAGAAAAAGGTGGCGGCGGCATGATTACCGACTTGGATCGTGCGTGCGCTCGCTTAGGTCGACGGTGCACGCACGGTATCCATTTCAACGGGTTGACCTTGCCGCAATCGCCCGCAATTGCGCAATGGCGCGAGCGCGACGCACTGCGGGTCTGGAAGCACGTCGACGGGACGCCGTACGGATGGGCGGCGGTCGAAACGGCCACGGCTCGCAGCACCTTGACGTTATGGACAGGAAAAGAATGGTCGATCCCGGCAGGCGACCTGATCGTGCGCGCCTGGTTCGGTGAACCTGCCTTCTGGGGCGCCATGTTTTCAGATCTACTGCGACAAAAACAGCCAGGGCAGATTATATGGTTTCGTGTATTTCAAGAGACCGCAGGACTGGCGGACTTTTTGCAACGACATGGCGCACGATGGGTCGGCGGACAAGTGATGGCCATGAGCGAATTGCTTGGATGGTATTGCGTGCCTGCACGTGAGCGACCCATAGCAGCGTCGGAATTTCGCACGCTCGCACTCTTGCTGCAGGAGTTTTGGGGCAGCGCGCAGCGCGCCCTGGTGCTGGCGGAGGTGCGTGCCTATATCGAGAACGATGGCGGATGGGCGAATCATTATTCCAAATACAACATTCGCGACTCCTGGTCTGGGTTCACGCTGCAAGGCTATGATCGTGAGGATCCGAATTTCATCATCAAGCCCGATGAAATGTCCGCCTCCTGGCGGCGTGAGCATCGTGAATACGACAAGGCAATCTGTGAGCGCACGATCATTGCGGATCGTTTTCCCGCCACCTGGGAAGGGCTGCGCGATCTGAAGTGCGACTTTGATCGTGTGCGCTTCCTTCGGGTGCGCGCCGGTGATGGGGCGCTCGGTCGCCATGCGGATATCACCAATCGTGATGCTGGCTCAGTCGAAGGCAAGCTGGCGCGACTGCACATCCCATTGACCACCAGCGCTTCATGTCATTTCTCGGCGTGGAATATCTTTGGCGCTCGGTTGGAGGCACATCTACCGGCAGGCAGCCTTTGGTATCTCGATCAGCGTAAGCCGCATGCCGTCAGCAATATCGGTGGCTCGGAGCGCATTCATTTGGTCGTTGATGCCAAGGTAACGCCTGCGCTGCGGGCACTTATTGAAGGAGGGACCGATGCCGAAGTATCCGTGGGAACAACCAGCGGTAGTTGAGCAATGCGAGAAGGCGCCCTATCGTAATGTCTGGGTGGTGCGCGACGATTTGCTCGAAGGAGGGACGAAGGTGCGCGTGCTGCCGCATATCGTGAAAGGCGCCGAGGAAGTCGTCTTTGGCGGCCCTTTCTGCGGCGGGGCACCGCTGGCGCTCAGCGTGCTCGCCAAGTACACCAAGGTCAAGGTGACGCTATTCTTTGCGAAGCGCACGCGTTGGCATCCGCGCCAGCAATTGGCGAAAGCGAACGGCGCGCGCCTGATTGCCGTACCGATGGGCTTCATGACGCACGTGCAGCATCGTGCCGCGAAATATGCCAAGCGTAAAGGAGCACTCTTTCTCCCGCTCGGGTACGACGTGCCTGAATCGGAACCGATTATCATTGAGGCGGCACAAGCGGCGCTGAAAAGTCTCGGTGAGTTTGCGCAACTCTATACGGCCTGTGCCTCAGGGATGCTCACGCGCTGTCTGGCGCTCGCGTTTCCTTCGAGTGAGATAGTAGGCGTCTGCGTCGGGCTGAAATCTCGATGGGCCAAACAAGCCTTCCCGCCGAACGTACGGCTGGTTGAATGGCCGACCGTGCTCGGCACGCCCGCCAAGGGCGAGCCGCCACCATTCGATTGCTGCCCCTATTATGAGCGCAAGGCCTGGGAGGTCTTAAAGCGCGAAGCGCTGCCAGGGCGCACGGTCTTTTGGAACGTGCTCGGCAATGCTGGCGTGGCAAGCTGAGAGGAGGCAGGCATGCCCTATACCGTGCTTCTGAACGGGGACATCGTGTGCGATACCGCAGAAGAGGCATTGGAGCTACAACGGTTCATGCACAAAAAGGAGGTGAAGAATGACGAAACGATCCAAGCTCAAGGCGGTGAAGGTGCAGCAAGCGCGCAAGACGAGAACGACGGTACGCTCCCTTAGGTGCGAATTGACCGAGGCCGACCAGCGGCGCATTGGGCTGGAGATGGCGCAGGCGCAGAAGGAAATGGAGGAACTCGAAGACGAGCGCGCTGGCGAGAATAAGCGCCTTGGCGAGGCTATCAAAGAGCGCTCAGGGCACGTGCGGTCGCTCGCCAAAACGCTCAACGAGGGGTGGGAGATGCGCAGCGTCAACTGCACGGAGATTTTCGAGTACGAGACCGGCAACGTCTATCTGAAACGCACCGATACCGGGGAGGTCTGCCACGAGCGGGCCATGACCGAAGACGAACGCCAGGTCTCATTTCTGCAGGAAGACATCGGCGAGGATACCGCGTCTGGAGAGTCGACGCAGACGCAGACGGCCGCGCCTGCATGAACGCGCAGAAGGAGGGGAAGATGCTGCAAAAGGTACGAAGCGACCTGCTTTTGGTCGCCAGCGCGGATGGGCTGGTCTGCGTATCGGACGCGCTCGCCTGCGTGCGCTGCAGGACGATGCACTTTTTCTTTCTGAATCGCAATGGGCATACGCTCTGTCTGGAATGCTCAAGGAGGGAGAATGAGCAAAACATTGGAGCCGAATCAGCCACCAGTTGACGTGAGCACGACCACCCCAAACCCGATGTGCCCATGGTGCCATACCGATCTTGATTGTCGCTTCAACGGCAAGGCGACCGCGAATAAGGACGAGTCGATCTGGTGTTTTTGGTGCGGGAACTGCGGCGCGGCACTGGGCTTCCAATTGCGCACGCAACAATCGGTGATCGTGAAAGGGGCTGATGACTTTCGTCGAATCCATTGACCGCCAAATCATCGTCTGGTGCAACCGTTGTCGATGTCTCGTCGAACGTTTGTTGGTTGACCATACGATTGACTTGAATGTCACGCTACGCGCGTCGTGCCACGGTGAAACGGTCAAGATCACGCTGTCTCGTCATTTGCTGGCCACTATCTTGCCGGTGCGTGGACCTCATCTTACGCCGCTCTACAGTGTCCCGCCCTTCTTCATCTGCGTGCGTTCGCTGGACATCAATGACGCAAGAGTGGCAAGCCTGCTTGGTATGACCGATGGGCAGAGGTTTGAAATTCGGTCATCCGGTGGTAGTCTGCGCGCCATTCTCGACATGCCATCTGTGCGTAATCATCTCCACGTACATGAGCCACGGCGTGAGCCGGCACAAAGTCAGACTGTCCCAACCGGCGTGCCGTCCAAGCCCACCTGCTTCGATTGCAACAAGCGTAATCTCACAGAATACATGACCGCGAAGGAAGGCGGCTACACGATCTGCCTTCCATGCTTTGAATATCGGCAAGCCATGGGGCGCGCCAAAGAGGCGAAAGGAGAAACAATATGATGCGGATAACACTCGGAACGTTGTTCATTGGGCTCTTGTCCTATGTGCTGGCCTACGTCTGGTTTCGTCGCACCGGTAAACCGACCGCGGTGCGACGAAACCTACGACTGGTGAAGGTGCGCAGTAATGGATCTGTTTCTTGACAGCCATGCCGTGATCGATCCCAGCGGACGCTATCGATACCGGCTGGATCGTCGATGGGGCAGAGGAAAGCGAATCTGTTTTGTGATGCTGAATCCGAGCACCGCCGATGGCGAGAAAGATGATCCGACCGTGCGGCGCTGTCTGCAGATTGCGAGAGCTTGGAAGTTCGAATGGCTCGTCGTGGCAAATCTCTACGCCTTTCGCACCGCCTCTCCGATGGAGTTGTTTCTGGCGGAGGATCCCATCGGCCCTGAGAATAACCGTTGGATCATGGATGCTGCCGTCGGGAGCTTTGTGGTCTGCGCCTGGGGCGACCGCGCCAAACCGGAGCGCGTGCTGCAGGTGAAAGGCTTGCTCTCAGGCATCCACCTGCACTGTCTCGGGGTGACAAAGGCGGGGAATCCTCGCCATCCTCTTTGGACCTGGTCGAACGCACTGAGCGATTTTAAGCTGGAGGAGCCATGAACGAGGTCAGGTTGGTCTCTATGGTGTGCGCCGAATGTGGCATGACAACCGGTCTGCAAGAATATCATCCATTCGCCGCCTGCTTGATGTTCAAGGCGTGCCACAATGCGATAACGGTCAGGGACAACCTGGCTGCCGTGCGCAGCGAGGAGCGAGAAGCATGCGCCATAGAAGCTGAAATCTTTTGGTCCAAACATCCAGATCAGACACACGTCGGTCGACAAACGGCGGTGGCCATCGCCAACGTTATACGAGCAAGAAAATGAAAGAGCGCGGCTTATTGATGACGGCAGAGAATGCGAGCAAGACGCACTGAGGGCTGAAAACGCAGACGAGGCGGATCATCCCCAATACCGATCATCCGATTTACGCCAATCTCTACATCGTGAAAGTCGGCGTCTCCGATCAAGGCCCAGTGTTCGATGTCTGTGAGAAATGGCGTGCGCTGTATTCGATTGGCTGTCCCTTCGGCCAACCAGGTGATCGGTTGTGGATTCGAGAGACCGCGAGGCTACGTACTTATGCGACGAGACGATGGCGCTCGATCAAATATAAAGACGGCACCGACCAGCGGTGCGCGTGGACGAAGAAATCGCCTTATACCTCGGCGCGCTGGACGTCTGGGCGGTTTATGCCGCGCTGGGCCTCACGCACGCTCGTCGAACTGGTGTCAGTCGATGTACAGCGCTTGCAGGCAATCAGCCTTCAGGATTGCCATGCAGAGTTAGGCGATCCTTGCCATGCTTGTGCTCAATACGGGATGGAGCAACTATGGGAGTCGATACATGGTCAAGGAAGCTGGAAGAGAAACCCCTACGTCTGGGTACTCGACTTTTGGAGGATTCAAACATGAAGGAACGCGAACTCGCCAAGCATCAAGTCTGCTCGAAATGTCAAGGAAGCATTTTCCAGTCAGGCGTGCCGATGTTCTTCAGAGTCACGCTCGAACAGTTCGTACTACGTGTCGATCAGATCAAGCGACAAGCCGGGCTGGCCGCCTTTCTCGGCTCTGGCGCGGTGGCGCAAATCATGGGGCCAGACGAAGACATGGCCGAATTATTCTACAAGGCAATCACATTGACTATTTGTCACCGGTGTTCACTGGAAATGGAACCCTGCTCAGTGCAACGACTCTATGAAATGGAAGGACGGCACAATGGGCAAGACCTCGATTGAATGGACCGATGCGACCTGGAATCCGATCAGAGGCACCAAAGGCCGCTGGCACTGCACCCACGTCTCAGAGGGGTGTCGCAACTGCTATGCCGAACGCCTGAATGTCCGCTGGGGCGGACCGGCCTACAAGCCCGGCGCGGACACGTTTCGGCTGGATGAGAAGATCCTTGAACAGCCCTTGCACTGGAGGCAGCCGAGAAAAATCTTTGTCTGTGATATGACCGATCTGTTTCACGAAGAGATCCCGCGCAAGTGGGTGCATCGAGTATGGGAGATCATGCAGCGATGCCCACGCCATACCTTTCAGGTCTTGACCAAACGAGCAGAGCACCTTCGCAAGGTCACGCTTGAATTTCCAGACGACTACGTGCAGTTGTCGAACGTCTGGCTCGGCGTCTCCGTGGAAGATCAACCGACTGCCGACGAGCGCATTTTGGAGCTGGTACAGCTCCCCGCCGCCGTGCGGTTTGTGAGTTATGAGCCCGCGCTGGGGCCGGTCACTTTTCATCCTCCGGCTTCACCGGCCTGGAAAATACTAAGTCGCTACTACGGTGGCAACAAGTTCGATCCTACTGGCTCGCAACCGGTGCAGACGCGACAGAGCAATCTTTTCCCGAAGATTGATTGGGTCATCATCGGCGGCGAATCCGGCCCGAAGGCGCGGCCCTGTGATGTGGCGTGGATTCGGTCAGCGGTTCAGCAATGCCAAGCCGCGAAGGTGCCTGTATTTGTGAAGCAGCTCGGAGCCTATATCCGAACCGCGCTCCCTATTGGTGGTCTGACTCGGTTGTGGTTGAAACACAAGAAGGGCGGCGATCCCTCTGAATGGCCGGAGGATCTGCGGGTACGCGAATGGCCGAAATTGGTGACGCCATGAGAGAAACCTTTATTGAGAAAAAGTTCACCGCGGCGAGCCTGCGGCTGATCGAGCAGGCCAATGCCATCATCGACGAATACCAAGCGCAGCGCTTTCGGCTGACGCTGCGGCAACTCTATTACCAATTCGTCGCTCGTGATCTGGTCCCAAACCGACTGCGCGAATATAAGCGCCTTGGCTCAGTGATCAACGATGCGCGATTGGCAGGGCTGATCGATTGGGATGCCATAGAAGATCGTACCCGCTTCGTGCGCAGTCAGCCTACATGGTCCGATCCCTCCGGCATCATTGAATCCGCAAGCCTGCAATATGCGATTGACCTATGGGAAGGGCAGCCCTTTCGGCCAGAAGTCTGGATCGAGAAAGACGCCTTGGTCGGGATTATCGAGCGCGTCTGCACGCGCTACCAGACCCCCTATTTTGCCTGTCGCGGCTATACCAGCCAGAGCGCACAATACGAGGCCAGCAAGCGACTCTTGTTGTATCAGAAAAACGGGCAGCGTCCAGTCATCTTTCACCTGGGCGACCATGACCCTTCGGGGCTGGACATGACCAGGGACAACCAAGATCGATTGAATTTGTTTGTGCAATTAGCAGGGCTGGCGGATGTGCGGCGCCTGGCGTTGAATTTCGACCAGGTGGAGCGCTATCGACCACCACCGAATCCTGCGAAGGAAACCGATAGTCGTAGCAGGAGCTATATCGACGAATTCGGGCAAGAGTCCTGGGAATTGGACGCGCTCGATCCTCGCGTCATTAGTGATCTGATCGAGCGCAATGTGCGTCGTCTCTTAAATCGCAGCCGGTGGGAGGCCTCACAGCAGCGCATGGAGAACGAAAAGGCGATCCTCAGACAATGCTCTGAAAATTGGGAGCGCGTCACGGAGTTTCTACAACAATGAGCGACGAACTGCGGCAACGCGCCGAAGTCATACGCGATACGCTCGACCGTGACTTTACGTGCGTCGATGGCACCTGGCGCAATCCTGACGAGGTGGCCTCGTATCTCGCCGAGCAATTAGAGCAGGCACGCCGCTGGCGCGAAGAATTGCCCGCCTACCGCGAGACGATCCGGCAAAAGATCAAGCTCGGTGGCCGGACCGCCTACCTCGACGTCGGCTTCTATGATGGCGCCTGCACGAGGATCGGAGAGGTGTTCATCGTCGTCGATAAGAACGGCAGCACTGAGCGCTTCCTGCTCGACGAATTGGCGCGCATGACGAGTGTGGCGATCCAGTATGGCGCGCCTGCAGAGGAAGTCATCGGCGGCTGGTTGTTCACCAAAGGCAGCCTCTTCGGTACTGTCCTCGGCGATGATCGAATCAAGAATGCCACGAGCGTCCTGGATTGGGTGGCGCGCCATATTCTCGTCAACTACTACAGAAGGAACGAATTAGCGCACGTGAAAGAGGAGTCGACGTAACCAACAACACCAACAAAGGAGGGACGCCATGCGAACGCGAATAGTGATGGTTTGTGTCATGCTCGTGCTCGGCTGCACCAGCACCAGTGAAGTCAAGCTGGATCTAGGGGAGGGCAAGGTGCGAGTGATGCGCACCATGAGCAATCCCCATATGCTGGTCTCGTCGCCGCAGATTTCCACGCTCGAAGATTGCGAGGAGGCGGATGGCGCGCTGATACGGTGCCGCCCGCTGAGCCCACCGCAATATACCGCGAGCACCGGCTGGTTGGCAGGGCTGATCGGCCCTGCGCTCTATAGCGGCGCCATTGCGTATTCAGGCCATGCTATCGGCAGAGGGCTTGGCAAGAGCGGAGATATAGTGAATCAAGAGCAAGGCAATGGGCAGGTCCAAGGTCAGGCGCAAGAGCAAGCGCAGCGTCAGCACCAGCGCCAGTCACAAGGACAATCTCAGCACCAGTCGCAACGGAGGTATTAGATCAACATGCCATGGGTCATGCTATTGGCAGCGCTCTTGATCGGCGGTCAGGCGTCTGCCGGATCGATTGAGCCTTATATGGCCGGCGGCGTCGGGGCGTCGATGTTTCATGGCTTGCCAGGTGACGGCACATGGTATCAGCAACCCTTTCCGCATAGTTTCACGACTACGGCGGTGGCCTGGCGTGCTGGCGTCGGTGCGCGGATGTTTCAGGACTGGACCGTCGAAGCGGTCTACGTCTCGCTAGGTGCCGCGGAAGCCAAGGCCAAGTTCGTTTGGGATCATAACTACGACGCCGTGGCACATCGCTGTCTGGCGGAATGCGAGCAGCTACACCGACTGCACAACGTCGATCATTACCATGGGGTCGAAGTGACGTTCGGCCGACGGTTCGTAATCCAAGGACCAGTGGTGCCGTTTCTACGGCTCGGCGGGGCGATGCTCTGGCATCGTGGCGTTGTATGGGGACTGAGCGTCGATGGGGCAGACATTGGGCTAATCTCCAGCGGCACGATGCCATCGTTTGTCGTAGCCGGCGGGGCCTGCTATCGATGGCTCTGCGCTGAGACGGCTTTCTATCAGGCAGTCGGCCACAGCGGCAACCCGATCAGCACGCAAATTCTCGTCCCAATGCTGAGCGTGCGAGTGCCAATTGATTCCGGCGCATGGTGAACGGCCATGCAAGAAGAGGAGGCCTGAAGCGACGATGTTTCACAAACGTGATCGATTTGGAGTCTTGAAGCGACCTGGCGCTGTCTACGCGAGCTTTAAGGAGATGAAGGCGAGCGGCGTGCTGCCGACCAGCCTCACCTGGGAGCGCTTCAATGCGCGGTATCGCAAACGGCGCCGCCGCGACAAGATTGCGAAGCTGAGCCGGCGGCGCAATCGTTCACGATAGGTCGAAACCACTTACCCACCAACCAAGGAGAATGTCATGACACGTAAAGCCAATAAACCAGCCGAGGCGCAGGAGCCGAACGGTGAGGCGACCAGCGCGTTTCCCGAAGAGACGATTTCCCTGGCGCGTCTCTCGAAAGATTTGAAAGCCGCGGCCAAGCTGCTGACGCCGGAGCAGGCGCGCTATTTGGTCGACACCTATTATCAGATTCAGCAATTCCGCATTAACGCGAGAGGGCAGGAGCGCGCCGCCGAAGAGAGCCGCGAGCCGCATGGGTTCGTCTCCTGGACGGCGGATCTGCTCGACCGGATCGAAGCCTCCATCAAGCTCTCGCTGGACATCTTCTCCGAAGAGCATACGGCCGGGCGATGGGCGAAGCGGCAGATGGGCGTAGGGCCGGTGCTCGCGGCCGGGCTGCTGGCGCATATCGATCCGCAGAAAGCACGCACCACCAGCGGGTTGTGGCGCTTCGCCGGGCTCGATCCCACACAGCAATGGAATAAGAAAGAGAAACGCCCCTGGAATGCCAAGCTCAAGGTCTTGGCCTGGAAGCTGGGGGAATCGTTCGTCAAGGTCCATAATAAGCCCGAGGCGTATTACGGCAAGGTCTATGCCGATCGGAAAGAGGAAGAGATTGCGAAGAATGCGCAACGGCTCTTCGCCGACCAAGCCAGGGCGATGCTGCAGAAAAAGAATTTCAGCAAAGATACCAAGGCGCGCCAAGCCTACCAGCAGGACCTCTTGCCGGATGGGCACATCCATGCACGCGCCAAACGGTACGCGGTGAAACTCTTTTTGGCACACTATTTCCAGGTCGCCTGGGAATCAACCCAGCAAACGCAGGTCCCGAAGCCGTATGTCATTGGGATCTTGGGGCATGCGAAATATCTGGCGCCGCCGTATTGGGATCCCGCGCGGCGCGAGGTGCAAGGCGAGGACGGCGAACAGTCAGCATGAAGCTGTTCAAGAAAAGCGTCATCGGGCTCGGCTCGCCCTTGATGATACGGTATGTGCTCTTTCGCTGCGCCGCCTTCGGGATCTATGTGCATCATTTCCTGCGCAGCGATTACGACCGTGCGCTGCACGATCATCCCTGGCCGTATGTCGCCCTCATTCTGAAAGGCGGCTATTGGGAAGAGCACGATCAAACGCTCGATGGCGCAAAGACGCGCGTCTGGTATGGGCCTCGTCGCGTGCTGGTGCGTCAAGCCGAATGGCGGCACCGTGTGATTCTGCCAGACGGGCAGACCTCATGGAGCGTCGTGCTGGTCGGGCGGCGCCAGCGCCGTTGGGGGTTTTGGCTGCCCACCGGCTGGTGCTGGTGGCGGCAGCACAATCCGTATGCAAATCTCTGCGAGGAGGAACCAGTATGGCACGGCGGCGAGGATTGAGACGAACAGTGCCCAGGCGATGGGGTCAGCGGCGTTGTGTCTGCGGGCATACGGCACCGCGGCATCGTTGGCAATGGACCGACAGAATGGACGATGTCCCGCCGCCGTGCACCGTCTGCGCGTGCGGCGGGTTTGCGCCTCAGCGCCTGACAGCGCTCGAAAAAACATTGGGTATGACGGCGTGAGATGGCACGCCGCCAGAAGGGGCGCCGCGCCCTTGGACTGCGGCCCTGCCTCCGTTGCAGGGAAAAGGCCAGGAGGCGGTAGAATCGGTCGAAGCCGGCGTGAGCGTCGCGCCGGTTTCGGCTTGCCTAGAAGGACGTCATATTCATTCCTGATCCAGGCGTCTATGTTGCAATCAAGAAAGAACTAGACATGAACAGGAGAAACTCATGATTGATTGCTTGGGATCTGACACCAAACCGTGCAGCGGATTGGGAGGTAGACATGAACAAGCCTGATCGCTTTGAGCGAGCCGTGCATAGAGTAGAAACATTTAGATGGAATGTTGGCGCGTTTGCAGTACGTCAGGAGGACGCAGACAAGCTCCTTCGTGCCCAATACCGCGCCCTGCGGCGGGTGGTGAAGCAGCTCCCACTTGGGAACATCGAAGGTCCGCACTTGACACGACAACGTATCCTCGCCGCGCTAGAACGATGGAGGAAATTATGATATATGCCCGTGTGGGAAAAAGATTAGAGGGGCGAACAAAATGAAACGGCACGGTGTATGGATTCACAAGAAGTGCCCAACCCCATGACCCCCGACGCGCTGGGAGGAGAGGCGATATGACCCGAGATCGACTGGCAAACCATCCAAACATCGAAGTGGTGGCCACTGACCTTCGCGCCTTGCTGTTTTGGGCCAGCGTGGGCGTGTCGCAGTCAGTCGATGGGATGTATAGCGAGGAGATTGAGGAGATTATTCGCTCGTATAGCGAATCGCTCCAACTGCAATGGAAACCTCCGCGCTTTAAGCCCCCGACGCGTTGGGAGGAGACGAACGATGCAAACTCCACAAACTGAGGCAGGGCGTTTAACTGAACGTATCATGATGCAATGGCTCCACAACTTGACACAATGCCGGGAACCGCAGCCGTCAGTGAAAGTCTATAACGCAGCCTATGAAGCGGTCCTAGAGGTATTAGATGAGGAGATGCGATGAGTGAGCCAACAGAAAAACAACGAGCGATTGACAACCTACGGACTCAATTTGTGGGGTTAGGCTTAGAAGATCTATTGACTCCCGAGCAAGCTGAGAGGTTTGGTGATGCCATATACAAGCTCTATCGTGCTGATGTTACATGACCGACTCATAGCAGCTCAGGCTGAGATTAAGGCCTTGGAGGACGAACGGGAGACGCAGCCATGACCGCCTTGGCGTTGCTGAACAAGGAGAAGACGGTATGAGCGCACTCATGTGGTGGGGGTACCGGCATGCCAACGGGAGCATTCAGGTCAAACGGTGGTTCGGCGACCACCAAGACTATACGACGGATTGCGAGGGGAATGACTTTATTGCGCAGGTCTGCCCGCCGTGTATTGCCGCGACGCGCGAAGAGGCAGAGGGGATCGTGCGACGGTGCGTCGGAGGGTGAATCACTTGCATTTCTTCACGCTTGGTTCTAAAGTAGCACCTGACTGACGGTGCGCAGCCATTGACCAACGAGCGCGTCACGGTGGAAGAGCGAGCCACAAAAGAGGACGGCGGCCAAAGAAGTGTGCGAGCCACGTACCATGAAGGCGTCCTAGAAAGGGAGCGAGCCAACGTTGGCGAAGGCGTCACAATTGGCGAGCGAGACACACGGCCAGCGCTTGCGTCATGTAGACAGATCGAGCCATCATGAATGACTGCCGCGCAGGCAAAGAGCGAGCCGAAGAGAGGGAGTGCGACATCGAGCAGCGAGCGAGACAAGGGACGCGAGGGAGGCCACTTTCCAGATCGAGCCATAGTGCATGAATACAGCATCATCTAGTGAGAGCGAGCCCGAGATGGAGACTGTTGCAGTCTGACGCGAGCGAACCATTGACCCCGAGTGCGCCATTGGATAGGAGTGAACCATAAGTGACGACTGAGTCCGCCGTTGCGAGTGTGGAGCCATTGAAACGGAGCGCGTCCTGAATTGAGAGCGAGCCCAATGATCGCGACAGAGACACAGCTGAGGAGCGAGCCATATCACGAGACGGCGGCATAAGGATCGAGCGAGCCATCGTTGACGACGGTGACCGAAGGAATGAGCGAGCATGGTGCATGAATGTGTAGCATAGCGAAAGAGCGAGCCCTTATCCAAGGAGTGCCGCCTGGTGGTGGAGCGAGCCATGAAGAGGGAACGGCGTCTACAAGCGGGAGCGAGCCATAGGAGGCGGAATGCAGCCGACGTGAAGAGCGTCAAATCCGCCGTCAGCGCGGGCAGCACGCCTGGGCTGAGCAAGCATGCAGAGCGACCCTTGAACGCCTTGGAGAGGCCGAAATTGCCTGGATTTAAGGGTATTCCAGCCCTAGATCAAGAAAGCGGCAAGCGAGAAGGAGCGAGCCATGAGCGGTGAGATGACCAAAGTTTCACCCTCTGAGCACAGCATCAAGATCAAGCTGCACGGGATATTCGATTCGCGCAACAGTGTGGTCATCGACGGCATCGAGCTTGCCAGCTACGTGCGTAAAATCGACGTCATGGCGGATGCCGGTGATTTGCCGATGGTGGTATTAGAAATACCTGTCACGCAAGTCATGGAATTTGAAGCGGTGGCTGCACGCATAGGGATCAAAATGCCTACCGAGAACAGATAGGATAGGTAGCCGGCATGTTCGTGAAAGGCCAAGGCAAGGTCGGCGGGCGCAAGCCAGGGGTGAAGAATAAGCGCACGCTCGAATTGGCGAAACTCTGCGCCAAGCTCACGCTCGATAATCCGAAATTCGTCAAGCAACTCCAGGACATGATTGACAAAGATTTCACGCAGATCGATACCCCGCTCCTCCTCCGCTTGATTGACTACGGCTATGGGCAGCCGCAGAAGCGCGTCGAATTGAGCGCGCCGGGCGGCGGGCCGATTGAAGTCGTCAGCCCCGATTTTGGCGCCCCCAGCCGCTACCAGCAACCAGCGGCTCGCGGCAATGGCGGGCGCAATGGCTCTCCAAGTACAACCACACCTTCCAACGGCCGCCGAACACGACGTTAAGCGACGGCTGCACTACCGTCGCCCCTGGCTCTATGAGGCCCAGGAGAACGCCATCTTCACCTTGGCGCGCTTCGCCTTCATTGAAGCCTCGACCAAGAGCGGGAAAACGCTCGGCGCACTGATCTGGCTGTTCGAACAACTCCTGCAAGGCAGCGAAGGGGATGCCGTCTGGTGGGTGGCGCCTTGGTTTCGAGCGAGCCGCATTGCCTACCGGCGCATGCGCTTTGCCTTGCGTCATTGGCCGCAACTCTTCCGACATAACGATAGTGAAATGACCATCACCGCGGTGCCGATTGGCGCGACGATGTTCTTTCTCTCGGGCGAGAATCCGGACTCCCTCTATGGGGAGGACGTCAAGGCGGCGGTGATCGACGAAGCGAGCCGGTGCCGAGAGGAGGCCTTTCATGCCGTGCGTACGACCTTGACCGCCACGGGCGGGCCGCTGCGCTGCATCGGCAATGTCAAAGGCCGGCGCAATTGGTTCTACCGGTTGGCACGCCAAGCCGAAGCCTCCAGCAAGACGGACGCCGAGCGCACCAATACCCATTATGCCAAATTCACCTGGCGCGATGCCTGCTCAGCGGGCCTGGTCGACGAGCAAGATATTCGAGAAGCCCAGGCGATGCTGCCGACCAACGTCTTCAAGGAACTCTATGAAGCCGAGGCGGCCGACGATAGCGGCAATCCCTTCACCTACCGCAAGACGACCATGGCGAAAGGACCGGCGGTCGCCTGGGGCTGGGATCTAGGGAAATCGGTCGACTGGACGGTGGGCATCGGCCTCAATAGCAAAGGGCAGGTCTGCGCGGTCGAGCGCGTGCAATTCCCCTGGGAAGAAACCATTGTCTTTATCAAAACACATACCGGTCGAGCGAAGGCGCTCGTCGATAGCACGGGCGTTGGGGATCCCATCGTCGAACGCTTGCAGCGCACCGAAGCAGAGGAAGGGGCCGAGGACACGCGCTGGGTGAAAGATCAGATGGGCGGCAATTTTGAAGGCTTTAAGTTCACCTCACCGTCCAAACAACAATTAATGGAAGGCTTGGCGTTGGCGCTGCGCGAATGGCTCAGAGTCCCTGAAGGGGTCGTCACCGCCGAGCTTGACGTCTTTGAATATGTTTACACGCGCACCGGGGTACGCTATAGTGCGCCATCAGGCAGCCATGACGATGCCGTCTGTGCGCTCGCCTTGGCCGCCTGGCTCTGGGTCACCGAATTCAAAACACGCGCCGCCATCTCGGCCGCTCAGATTGTTGGCATCGGAGGGACGAGCAAATGGAAAGGCCATTGACGGCGCTCTCACCTCGAACGCTTGGCGTGCCTGCGCGATCCTGCTAGACTACGGAGCCAGCCAATGAAGCACGACTGCAGCCTGGCTGTGGAGCGAACCAATGAGCCAGAATGTCCCATAGAAACTGAGTGAGCCAACCTGTGTGAAGGCGGCAGGGTTGAGGAGCGAGCCATCCGTCCTGACGGGATCATGAAACGTGCGCGAGTCAAAACAGTGGACTGACACATAAATTGAGAGCGAGCCATGGGAAAGGGACTGCGACCAGCTTACCGTGCGAGCCACGTATATGGACTGAGGCCAAGAATAGGAGCGAGCCCGGGTGGGTGATGGCAGCATCGAAGTTGGAGCGAGCCAATTACCGGGAGTGTGGCCAACCCTGAGAGCGAGCCATGTGAGACGATTGTGTCCTTGTAGCAGCGCGAGCCAAAGGTACCAGACTGCGGCATGGAGCAAGAGCGAGCCCTAGCTGGAGATGGCGTCCTCAAAGTTGAGCGAGCCCTACGATCTGAGGAGCAGCATGAAGAATGGAGCGAGCCATTCATCGAGAATGCCACCAAATGCAAGAGCGAGCCAGATAGTTGGATTGACACCTTGGAGGTTGAGCGTTTCATGAGCGACTGGATCCGTCATGGGGAGTGCAACCAATGTGGGGATTGCTGCCGTCAGGCGACGAACCCGGTCGAGGTGCTGGTCCCGCTCGAAGCGAGCTATGGGCGCGTGCGCTTCGGCGAGCCGGTGCGCTTGACGATGGAGAATGGGACGCCGGTCACGCTCTTTCGCATTCGCGGGCCGATCTTGAATCCCTGCCCGGAATTGCGCGGCAATCTCTGCGGGATTCAGGCGTCGAAGCCGATGGCCTGCGTGGTCTTTCCAACCGAACCGCTGCAGATCGAAGGCACACGGTGTAGCTATTGGTTCGAGCATCGGCAGACCGGTGCCATTAAGCGCGCCGAGAGCCCTGAAACTTGAGTGCCGCCTGGTCGTCGAGCGAGCCATCGTGGATGACTGAGGCCCATAGAGTGAGCGAGCCATGTGGTTGGTCGGCAGCATGCTACGCGAGCGAGCCGTGAGAAAGGACTGGCACAGTCGGAGGAGCGAGCCCATCCAGAAGAGTGTGGCCAACAGGGAGAGCGAGCCATCGAGAGAGACGGCGGCAAGAATGTAGAGCGAACCCATCGGGATCGACTGCCACAACACTCGTGAGTGAGCCCAGTGGTGGAATGGCGTCCTGAACCTTGAGCGAGCCCTTTTTGGCGATAGAGGCATTAAGGACGAGCGAGCCAGAGGCATCGAGTGCAGTCACCAACCGAGAGCGAGCCATGTGGACGAATTTCACCCTCACTGATGGTGCCTTTCACAAAGTCGTCTGCCCGCTGATGGAGCGGTATCTGGCGACTTGCGGCGCGTGTGGTACGGAGCGCCAATTCTTCGGGACCTTTGAAGAGGCGTGCGAGGCGGCCAGGCATGCCTGCTGGCAGATCGAGCGCGAGGCGCTGCGCGTGTGCTGCCCTCTCTGCGCATTGCAAGCCAAACAAGGAGACGAGCTTGCCGCCAGTTCGCGTACCTACGCGTGAGCAAATTGCCGAACGGTTGGCGCAGCGCATGTCGCATATCATCCCCTGCAGCATTGAGGAGGCGCGCCAGATCATCGGGCCGCAGATTGGCCCCATGCTGCACCTCGTAGCAGGCGTGGCGGCAGAAATGGCGGTGCACTATGCAAGCCGTTATTTGTACCCAGATGATGGCGGTTGATTGGTTTATCGGACTCTTGATTGCACTTGGGCTGCTGACGCTCGCGGCCTATTGGGATTCCTGATGGAAACGCGTCAATCGTATCGCTTCGAGAAGAAACCTGCTAAGCTCCCTTGTGAGCATTGCTATACCGATATAGCACGCACCGCGGATCTGAAAAAAGTACGCGCCATGTGCGTCTATTGCCGTCAGATTTGGCTGATGTCGGTCGAGTGCTGGAATGCCTTGGTCGGCGCAGGGTTAACGAAGCCGCCTACCCCTGAGCCGCCGTTCATTGGGACCTATTGAGCAATGGGCGAATTACGCATTGCACTGGGTACGCCATTGATGCTGCCGGATGGACAGCGCTTAGAGACGGTCGTGATTCCGACTCCGCTGCGCGCCTATCATCTGCTGACGCTGCAGACGGGCGACGCGAACGCCATGTTTCGCTTCGTCGAATCGATTGCAAGGCTGCCGCGCGGCACCGCCGGGCAATTCACCTTGGATGATTATGCCGTCATTCAAGAACATTTGCTTCCGCTCTTGACCTCGTTTATTCGTCTCGGGCCGCTCTTTCAAAATATCACCAATTCGTTCTTGACCACGCCCCCACCGAAGGAGTCGCCATGAGCCGCCAGACCGACAACGGCAAGGTGGAGAAACAAATGCTACAGCAAGCCATTGCCATTGCGGAGCTTGGCGCGCCTGGGCTGAAAATCTCAGGAGGCCTGATCGATGAAGAATTCCTGCCAGAGCTCCGGGGGCGCAAAGCGGCGCGCGTCTTTGAAGAGATGCGTCAAAATGATCCCACCATCGGGGCCGTCCTGATTGCGATTGAACATCTCCTGAAGCAGATCCCATGGACGGTGCAGGCGGCGAGCGACGCGCCGCAAGCGAAAGAGCTACAGGAATTCGTCTCAGGGGCGCTCTTCCATGATATGTCGACCAGTTGGCAGGAAGTCCTCAGCGAAATCCTCACCATGGTCCCCTTCGGCTGGGCCTATCTGGAGGTGGTCTATAAGCTGCGCAAGGGGCCAGGCAAGGATCCGACGACCAGATCGAATTTCAATGATGGGCGGATCGGCTGGCGCAAATGGTCGCTGCGCGGGCAGAATACGCTCGTGCGCTGGGAATTCGACGAGGCCGGGGGCATTCAGGCGATGGTGCAGAATCCTCCCCCGGCCTATCGGCAGACCATCATCCCGATTGAAAAAGCCATGCTCTTTCGTACGGTCGCACATCGCAATAATCCAGAAGGCCGCTCGCTGCTGCGCAATGCCTATCGACCGTGGTTCTTCAAAAAGCACATCGAAGAAATCGAGGGGATTGGGGTGGAGCGTGACCTCGCCGGCTATCCGGTATTCAAGATCGATAAAGAGGCCCCGGATATTTGGAACAAAAATGATCCTGACGCCTTGGCGGTGAAAGCGAAATTGGAGAGCATCATCACGGCGGTGAAACGCGACGAGCAGGAGGGGATGATGCTGCCCTGGTGGGTGGACTTCCAATTAGTGAGCACCGGGAGCCGTCGCGCCTTCGATACCACGGCGATCATCTCACGCTATGACCAGCGTATCGCCATGAGCTTGATGGCGGATTTCATCTTGCTCGGCTCTAGCGACGTCGGCAGCTTTGCCCTCTCGACCGACAAAAGCAGCATGTTCGCCTCGATCCTGGACGGCTTGGCGGATAATATCGCCGAAATCATCAACCGGCACGGGATCCCGCGCTTGCTCGATCTGAATAATTGGCCGCTCGATCTGGCGCCCAGGCTCGATCACGGCAAGGTCGAGCCGAAGGATATCGCCGGGTTAGCGGAGTTCGCGGCGAAACTCGGCGCAGGGGGGCTGATCCAGCCCTCAGTCGAGCTAGAGGCTGCACTGCTGGAATCGGCAGGTCTACCGGTGCCTCCAGAGGTACGAGGGCTAGAAAAAGCCGCCTGGACTGGCCAGCGCGCCTTTCGCCAGGCGATGGCACGCTATAAGCAGGCGCACCAGCGCCGGTAGGAGCAGGGCATGAAATGCCCGCGCTGCAACGGCTTCATGATCTATGAAAAAGGGGCCACCACGCAGTCGTCGTTTTATCGCTGTCTGAATTGTGGCCACCAGCGCGACGAACGGTATGATCTGAACGAGGTAGCGGTGGGACAAACGACCCAGACGCGACGGCCAGGCATGCGCGGGTGGTCCCCTGCGCAGCGTGAGGCGCACCGTCGAGCGATGCGTGAGTCCTGGGATAAGCGAAGAGGGGTGGACAGGCTCGCGCATATCATGAATGGCAAAGCGAAAGGGCGTTCGGTGGAAGGCCTGGTGGACGCCGCGCGGCTACCGGTCCCTGCCAAATATGACCAATATGGCTCACTCATCAAAGAGCTTGAGGCGCGTCGCGAGGCGATCAACCAAGCGCTCGACGCCTTGAAACGCCTGCAAGTGGACAGAACTCTGCAAACCGCCTGAGCGAGGATGTTCAAGTCCTGTTGGTTGAAACATGATCTGGTGCAAGGGCGCTGCGAGCGCTGTGGGAAAGTCTGCCCACCAGAAGCGCAGCAAGGCGCGGTCGCCTATTCATTGGGGGCGATTTTCTTGAGCCACGCGCCAGCGAGCAAGGCACGAGACTGCCGGCCAGGGGATGCATGAGCAACCGCGCGACGATCAGTTGGAATGCTAATTCTGAGCCCGATCTGGCCGGGTATCGTATTTATGCCTCGCAGCGCGAAAATGCCTTGGCGCTCTTCGATGATTTGACGTTGGCTGAACTCTCGAATCCGGCGTTGCCGTCTGTGACCTATTGGAATTTCCAATCGTATGGTCGTTGGTTTTTTGCGGTCAGCGCCTATGATACGAGCGACAATGAGTCACAGACCAGCGCCATCGTCAGCAAATTGATCGGCGGCGACGATAGCTTTGCTGGCGCTACGTTGTGAACAATAACAAGGAGGGCTCAATCGATGTATAGGCTTAAAGCAGTGTTACGATTGCCGCTGCTGCTCGTGCTACTTCTCTTTGGTGCACCGCGCGCTGACGCTGAAACCTGCTCTGGCGATCAGTGCAGCTATATCGCCTCTGGGATCGAACCGACCGAGAAGGTCGGCGGTGCGCCGCTGGACAATCTGAAACAGATCGTCTTGACCCCGAAACTCAACGGCGTGGTGCAGGCTCCGGTGACGATTCCAGCGACGAAGCCGCAAGGGGGCGGGACATTTTCTAAAACACTGACCATTACCACGCCGGCCTGCAAGGTGACCACCTTGGCCGTGGATGCGGTGGCTGAGAATAGCGAAGGTCTGAAAAGCACGCCATTAAGCGATGCCGTCTCAAAGGATCGTACGCTGGACCCTACGTGTGCCCCCAGTCAAGGAACCTTTTCACTCGACTGAGGTGGCTGCTTTGCCGGTGGTTCAGCTGGTGGTGTTAAGCAACGCGTGACACAGACTCTTATGTACGACGTGGGCTAGGCAGTACGAGCATTGCACTCGTGTTAGCTAATCTCTCATGACACGCAGGAAGTACGGGCGTATAAATCTGTTTCTTCTCCTGGCTGTCCGCCTGGCAAGGAGCTATCGATGATCTTTTATCACCTGGTCTTAATGACGATCATCTTGTGGTGTCTCTCGCCGTTGGCCTGGGCGGGACGGTATTGGGTGTCCTTATTGGGAAATGACGCGAATGGCTGCATTCCCAGCGATACGCAACCGGCAGATCTGGCGAACAACGCGCGCGCCACTCCGTTGCAAGGCGATGCCTGCCTCGGTCAGCCAGGTGGTCCGCATCGAGTCACAATCTTAGCCGGCACGTATACAGGCCCGAATGCGCGACTGGATATTGCAAACAGCGGCGTCAGCGGCAATCACCACATTGTCGAAGGTGATCCCTCCAGTTCTCCTACCTGCGCCAAGACCTCTACCTGTCCGACCATATTGGTACCCGATTCGTCGGTCGTATGGGGCGTGGTCCTTACAGGATCGTATATCACGATACGGAATCTTGACGTAAATAGCCAGAATACCATCTCGTACGCGATGCGTCTAGGAACTTCCGATGCGGTTACCTACACACAACATCTCATTGAGAACGTCGAACTACGCAATTCGCCTGCAAGCGGCATTTTTGTCCATACCACCACGAGTTTCTGGACTCTTCGTGGAATGAACTCACATGACAACGGTACGGATGGCTTCGATCACGGAGGGTATCTGAGTGGTGATGATGGGCTGATCGAGAACAGTTGGTTTCACCACAACGACGGCAATGGCATCCAGTGCTATAACTCAACAGACGATCAGGCGGATCGTTGTACGGTTCGCTTCAGCCGGTTCAATAACAATGGAGCGGATGGATTCGTCCTTGAAGGCGATGATGACCTGGCGTATGCGAATGAAACGTACGGCAACGCGTTCAGCGGTATCCTGTGCATGAGGGCGCGCAACAAAGTGTTCAACAATCTAATTTATGGCAACGGCACTCTCGGATTTAGTACCAGCGGAACTGGCTGCGATGACCTGCAATTCAAAAACAACATCGTGACCGAGAATGGTTCAACAGAAGTCCAGATCGCGCCAGGGAATACTGGGGCCGTGCTCTCTAATAATGCGTGCGGGGCCAGTGAATCGTGCGGCACGACTGGTAAAGTGACGATTACGAGCATCTTGGATTGTGTGGTCTCGCTAACGGATTTTAGGCTGAAAGCAGGCGCGCCGTGTATTGATACCGGGCTAACCCTCCCCGAAGCCTCGATAGACTTTCTCGGGGTCAGTCGGCCGCAGGGTGCGGCCTACGACATCGGGGCCTACGAATTCGTCGACGTGGATGTAACGCCTCCGAGCATCCCGACGGGCGTCAGAGTCGATTAACCTGCGCGTTCACGATGATGACCGGCCGCACCCTGCTGACCAGTTGTTGAAAGGACTAGATATGGCCGCCATTGCCCATGCGTTCGCTGAACAGAACTCACTTCAGACGGATACCTCAGGAGTCTTCACTGACGTAGTGAGCATTACTTCCGGCAATTTTACGACCGGCAAGAAATATCTCATCTACGCTACCGCCAACATCAATGAGCACTCAGGCAGTGGTACGTGTTGGATCAAATTACTCCACGGGTCTACTGATTTCTCCGAAAGCCTGATGGCAAGGACTACACAGAGTGACAGCAGCCTGTATTGGTCTTGTTACGGATTTCTGACGCTCTGGACTGCTGTTTCTGGTGAAGGTGTCAAGATCCAATTTAGAAGGACATCCAACAGCACCGCTCGTGTCGATCAAGTGAGTCTACTGGCGATCAACTTGAGCGACGATATTGTTGAGAACACCGATTGGTTCTTCGCCGAGCGAACAACAGACGATGCTCTTGGTACTACACCAGACGATGGGGCGTCTGTGACGTTTACACCTAGCGTGGCAGGTGACAATTGGCTGGTGCTGACGTATGCGGGATATACAATTGGATCAGTCTCTACCACTCACGTCATCTCGCGTATTGAACGATCAGGAGAGGCCACGTCAACAACGCCAACTTGCCGAATTAGACCTCCTACTGCTACTTTAGGAGAAGTCGCGCTCTTAGCGCGAGCCTATAACTTAGGTGCTGCATCCAATACGTTCAAAGAAGTGTCAGAAGAAACTGCTACGAACAGCACACGGAATTATTCTTCGATCTTCGTATTAAATCTCAACAAATTCCGTAACCATGCTGTGGCGTACACGGATGGTACAGTCAATCTTGGGACAACGGACTACGGTGATGAACTGCAAACCATCTCGCTGACGCCAAATGTGACTGGCGACGTGTGGATAGTGGCCTACTGGAATGGTGACATCAATTCTGCAGCCAATCAACTAGAGTCTCGCGTCCAAGTCGATAACAGTGACCAACCATCCTCGCAGACCAGCGACAATTATCAGTTCC